GCTATCGCGGTCTTCGCTATCGCGGTCTTCGCTATCGCGGTCTTCGCTATCGCTCGATTGTTCATTTTCAGTTTTCTGACGGACTAAATTTGCCTTTACTTGATCAAATATAATACCCGCCCATGCTTCACAATAAAGAACAACATCACATTGATCATCTTTCTTACGATCCTTTTTGATAATTTCAAGAGCTGTTGTATCACCATTGCGTTCTAGCAAAGAGAATGCTTTAACGATGGCCCATTTCTTTAGATCTTGACCTTTAGGTCCCCTTACCCCGAAGTAACGAGACTTAAAATGTGGAGCAACTTCTACTATCAGCGGCCTTGTCGCTGCAACCCCGTTGGAGTCCAGTTCACAACAGCCATTAACTACAGCCATAATTGTCGAAATGATATGTTGGCTTACCCGACAAGCCTCTGGATTTTTTGACAATTGTGCTTCTATCAAGATATAATCACATTCTCTGAGCTCCTTACGGAGGTCATAAATGATCCTACTTAGATTGGTGTAATAATGTTGATCTTTCGTCATTTCCAATACCCTTGGAACTCTTTTGACTTTTCCATGTTGACGTCGCTGCGCTCCACGTCCCCTACCCTTGGGGAATGGTTTCATTACTATCGGTGCAGAATCTAGATCGGTTTTCTTTTTAGGCTTTGGTCTTGCTGATTTAGCAGTTTGAAGGCGTTTTTGGAAAACAGTTTCAATCCGACTAAACCCACCAAGGTCATTTATTTTGGTTGTTTCCTTTGTGTCTGTAAGTAAATACCGACGCTCAATTCTACAGCCTACGTTTATAACACCTGGATCGAAGCAAGCAATCTGCAGAAAATCTCTTTGTTTAAACTTTTCTTCATACCCGTCTGAATAGTTCAAAAACACGCAAAAATCTCCAGAAATTGGAGGTTCAATATGAGCGAACCTCCTCAGCTTACGTATAAGCATAAATTCTTTAAGGAACTCTGAAATATCAAAAGCAAGTTATCAATAACTATGGATAGGTCTCCGAAGGACGATACCAAAGTGCTGATGAGAGGCAAGGAAATTGAACCCTCTGATGCTCATCCTTGGACTGAACCGAAGAGCCCTGTGGCTACAATGGGGAAACGACCAACAAATTTTAACGGAATTCCTTCTTTGATTCCGACAGAGACACCAGGGAAGGGACCAAACCGTAACATCAGGGCATCAAGTCCTATTCACGAGGTTTACGGTGATAGTGAGGATAGTGGTCGAGGTAATGGTAGAAATGATGAACGTGTGAACATTCGTTCGCATGGACGTGACAGTGTTGAATCAAGTAAGGCCAGCTCTGTTAGGGTCTCAACCACATCCCCTTATCAAGGTGCAGTTTCGGGGGTAAGATCTGTTGCCGAAATGCGGTCTTCTCCGCTTCCACCCGGAATGAAGCATGGTGGTTCTCGAGAAAGTCCAATTTACCGTCATGGGCAAAGTTTTCCAAACAGTCCAACAAGCGGACATCCAATGAATCAATTTCAAGGTTACCCTCAAGGTTACCCTCAATTTCAAGGTTACCCTCAAGGTTACCCTCAATTTCAAGGTTACCCTCAATTTCAAGGTTACCCTCCTGGCTGGGCTCCGATAGTTCAGCAACCGGTACAAGCACCAGTTCTTATTACACCAGAAGCAATTGCAAAGGCAAAGAAGGAAGAACTTAGGTTATATTATGCTGGCTTGACTGAAGCAGAGAAGACGGATGCTCTTGAAATCTTCAAATCCAAGTTCACAATCCTTAAGGCAACTCATAAGGATAAGAAGTTTGAAATGTATTCTCCGAAGATGTCACTTGAAGCCATTCATGAACTTTATGAGATGCATCTAAAGACTCTTGGGGCCGAATCGATGGCCGGACAGTTTGAAATGCTTCTTCGTATTATCTTTCTCGGAATCGAGCTTGTTTGCGTTAAGTGGGTTGGTGTTGATATTCGAGGTTTTGCAGCTGAACAGATGAGGAACATTGGTGAGTACAACCGTGCACTGCTAATGCTTGGTGAGGATTGGACAGGTCCAACTGGACGTGGTCTCCCGCCACTTGCTCAGATTCTCATCATGGTATTGTTGAATGCATTTGTTATGGGTATTACTCGTCTTGTTGCTTCAACTGAACAAGCGAAGAGCATTGGAATGACTGATGGTGGTGATGTTTACAATATCGTTAAACCTCTTGCGAACAGTTATGTTCATCGGATGGCTACACCTGCACCTGTTGATATCGATACAATTACCAAGACGCCTAATGTTCCGGCAGCACGTGGTCCTGGAATTATTGATAATGTGCTTACTGGTGGGTTGAATGCGTTTGGTATTCCAACTCGAGGAGATTTTATGGAAACGATGACCTCCTGGGGCGCCGATCAAATCGCAACTATGAACATGCCGCAACAAAAAGAGAGGAAATCTAAGAGACGTGATTCTGACTCAGATAGTGCGGCTCCAAGGAAATCACATGGTGACACTGCTAAGCGCTCGAAGAAGTCACGTGTAGTCTTTAATGGTGGAGATGACTAAATTTCATGAAATTAATGTAATCACTGATTACATTACACACGTAAATGATATATTAAACGTAAAGAATTGTGTTAAGGATTTTACGATATCACAAGAAGTATTGATCACAATGCTTGTGATCACAAGCATTGTGATTAACATTCAAAGATAATTATATCAACCAAAAACATGGATTTTCGTAAACGCGCATATATTGTTTTAATGTTAGATGACATCCTTGGAATTCATAACAGAGATATGTTAGTTGAACTTGGAAAAGCATTAGAAAAATCAACATCATTAGTTGATCATGAAGCTTTAGTTCAATTATTCGTTGATGAAGTTTTCACTCTTCAATTATTGTCAACAAAATACAATGAAAAAATTATTTTTGAAGCTTTTCATGCAATGGTTGATGTTATCAAAAATAATTATTCGCCAACAACAGACTCAGATGTTGGCAATGAAGTTATTAAGGTTTTGTCACAAAAGATTAATAATATAAATATGTATTCACAATATTTGTACGACTGACACAATTGTAATTAATGTAATCAGTGTAATTAATGTAATCAGTGTAATTAATGTAATCATTGATTACATTACCAAAATGTAAGTTAAATAATATGATAAAATTTAACCTCAGTTTGTTCACACATTGTCTTAAATAATTCAGATTGGCTCTTTAAAGATTCCGAACTCGATGGAATTTTAAAATCTTCAAGACGACAATTGTATCCAGCCGCACGAAGATGCCAATACAAACGAAGGTTAACGTTGATGGAACTTCCATTGGGCTTTATTTCTCTGTAAATTTCCTGTGTTCGAGAATAATCATCAAGAATAGTTTGAACAAGATGAGAAATATCAGGTAATTTCCATCCCCAAAGACGATGTGCAATTAAATCCATATCTTTGTAATATTGAGTGTTATTCGTCTTTCGAAGACCGTCTTCAAGTAGACGAACAGAAGTTTCTTCCCCACGATGACCATATTCGTCTAATGGAAGCTCTCTAATAATTGCCGCTTCCTGAATACCACAATTACTTTGAAAATGAAGATCGAGGATATCAAGTAGTTCTTGAGGAATATCACGTTCTTGAATTCCTTGATATGCATTAAGCCGTCGAATGAAATTAGTTTTGTCTTCATAAGCGCTCCTCGAAGAAACTTCAATGCGATCAGGGTCTTGATGAGGAGCTTCCGCAGAATAGACTTGATCAAAACATACACCGCAAGCACAATAAAGATTTCCTTGTTCATCATTTACTTCCATTTCGTCAACATGCTGTCCACATTCTGTACATCCAACTCGTGGCTGTGGTATGAAAATGACATTAATCTCGATAAAATTCTCAGCTACACGTCTATACTGATCGATTATATCCAAGCGAGTACTAATCTTTTCGTCACTTTCTCTCTCTTCCGGTACATTTTCGCTAGTACTTGGTCCAAAAGTAAAACTTTTGGATTTCCCATAACTAGTTACAGTCAAATATCTATCTAAAAGATCTTTCACACTCTCAACATAATGATACCAAGACTTTTCCGAGAAATTTTCAACACGTTCTTTCAAAGTAACTGCTCGTCTTTTTCGAGCAATTGATTCAAGGATAGTAATATCTTTATCTACACATTCAGTCAGACTTCGTATCTCATCAGTAAAGGCTACAGCGTTATAACGGTAAAAAGAAAATATATCACGAATTGTTTCATGGATTTTGACAATATTAATGTCTGTTCGATAGCTACCAATGATAGAAGTAGGTTCGATAACATCTTTACTTTCGGGATAAGAATAGTCAATTGTAAATGTTGCTTGTTTTGCCGAAGAAGTTACTGACCTCGAACCAATACCTGACCTTGTCGACGTTCCTGTTATCGAAATAGGTACTTGTACTCGAGGTCTTGTAAGTGCAGGAGTGAAAACATGTCCACTATGAAGAGCAATCCGTTGATTACTTGTTCCAACCGTACTGCCTGCGGTGTCAGTCTTTTTCCCTCCAAAACTGTACATGTCTTTTGTTAAAGTTTAAATTTGTTAATGCAGGTATTAGAGCTAATGAAAATCTTTTTCAGAAATTTTTTGTTCACCTAATCAATGATTAGGTGTAACTCAATTTGAGTCGAAAATTATTAGTCTCTTACTTGCGGGCCGGAGGGCGCGTCATACGGGTACGACGCGGGGAGGCCGGGCGCCGGGCAGGCGAACCTGACGGGCTACCAGCTGCACGAGGCGAACGGCGAGCCGGGGATCCGGAAGCTGAACGCTTGCGGTCCGGAGACGTCGATGACGTAGACTTCGGGCTACGAGGGGTCTTAGCCTTAGGGGACTTGGCCTTGGGGGTCTTAACCTTAGGGGACTTCGGCTTGGCCGGAGACTTCGGCTTAGCCGGAGACTTCGCCTTGGGGGACTTCGGCTTAGCCGGAGACTTAGCACGAGTCGTCGTCTTCTTGGCCGGAGACTTCCGTGCCTTGGGGGACTTGGCAACCTTGCTACCCGAAGACTTTGAGCGAGATCCAGCACTGCTTGACCTCGAACCCGAGCGGCTTCGTCGGGAAGGCGATGTAGAGCGACCAGCACGTGGTACAACCTCAGCAGCAGTCTTACGAGCCTCAGTTTGCGCATCAGCCACAGACAAACCCTGATGGATGTGGTACAAGGTGAGGAAATTCACGATTCCCGTGCGACCCTTGTCGGCCTGAGCCAAGAAGTGCTTGAGCTCACCGGTTCCAATCGCCCTGGCAGTGTCCGGAATCTTGTCGGCATCAACCTTACGCTGACGGCCACCCTCAGCGGTGAATCCAGAGATGTTGTAGTACCTGTTCGGGTTCTCCTCAACCTCCTTCAAGAGGGCGGCAACCTTCTGGGCGTAAATGTGCTTTCCAGAAGATCGGCGAGTCGTAGGCAGTTCACCCTGAGCCTCACGGTATGCGCGAAGCAACTCCGGGATCTCATAAGGATGAATCATATCCTCCTTGGCACGCTTAGCATCCTCACGGCTAACCTCTCGGGAAGACTTGCGGGTCTTCTCCTCATTAGCAATAAGGTCCGCCGCAGATCGGCCATGAACAGTTCGGCCATCGTAACCGGTAATAGTACCAAAAGACGCAGAGTCATCCTGGTTAGCGTGGTGCACAAGGGAACCACGGCGCTTATCCTCAAGATAGGCATCAAGAATGGGACCAGCGGTCTCATCAGTCATACCAATCTCCTTAAGGTACTTCTCAACCTCGGCGGGGACACCAGCAAGACGGGTAGCAAAAGAGTAAGAAAATCCTGGAGTCTTCTCCCACATGGTCTTACGGCCAGTGATATAGACTCGGGAAAGAACAGGCTTGCCATCCTTCCAGCGGACGGACAAGAACTTATCTGCCTCCCAAGACTTAAGAAGATTCTCGCGAATAGAGCGAGTACGACGAGACGATGCAGCAGCTGACGACATTTTCTGATTAGTCGATCACCAAGAGTTTTTGAAGTCTCAAAAATTCCTTATGGTGCGATCAATATGTTCAATTTGGAATTGTTCTACATTAATGTTTGTTTAATCAATTTTTAACCGACTGGAATACACAGAAATCTGTGTATTCATTTAAATTGCCATTTTGAAGATGGACTAAGAACTGATTTAGGCTTGACGCGAGGCCATACCGGAAGATCAAGATATGATTCATAAAGACTTTCACTTATATTAGACATAGCAGAAACAAATTGTTTCATTCTTAGACGTTGACAATCCATAATGGATTTATGTTCTAAACAATCGAGAGCTAATGGATTACCTGTTGTATGATAAGCATAGTCAATAGGAAAACAACCTTCATAATCTTGAACCGTTGGGTTAGCTTTCAATTCTGTTGTCAGCAAGATAATTAGCTGATGATTTCTTGGACTCTTACACGCTTCATGAAGAACGGTTGAACCATCATACTCTGAAGGTTGGTCAATATTTATTGGAATCTTGAGATCGTTCAAAAGTTTAATACATTCAAAACTCATTCCATGAATTAAAGGAACTCCTTGGAAAATAGCATTGGGGTTTCCATTTGAATCAAGATACATCTTAAGAGTAAAAGGATCTGACTTTATTTTTCTGAGAAGACTAGGAGAAATTTCAACAATTGCAACTCCGCTTGGACTAGTAATAGAAATTGTCGGAGAAGGTTCATCGAAGGGGAAACTTGTATGCCTTTTTGGTGAAAATGTAAGTTCCGAAAAGGAAACAGACTTTGTAGACATTATTCAATAAACGTTTCCTAATTTGGAACATTTGTAACACTATGTTTGAAATTCAATTCAATGAATTAAATAATTAGGGATTTGTTAGTTAGTGTTTAGGAATTCTGTCCAAAAGTTTGGAAATCTGATCATTACAATGAACCAAACCGTCGTAAGCATAGCATTTCAAAGGGCCATACTTCCGCTCGAAGGATCCATCGTAGACTTCTTCGAGTTTTGCCCAATGGAATTCAGAGTGTTCAGCGGAAAGAACAACTTCCATGAAATCCTGGACATAAAGAACATACCCAAAAGTGTAGCGGTTCAACACTAATGGGGCCTTCCGATTAAGAAGACGGCCGACGGAGTAGTCGCAACCAGTTTCCTCTTTGAACTCCCTTTCGGAAGCATCAAGTGGAGATTCATCGGTTTCATCAATTTTTCCTCCTGGAGTACCCCATTTACCATCTCGCTCCTTGAGAAGAAGGATGCGACCACGGTGGGTGATAGTGAGTGTTGCCGTGTTAAGGTGGAGAGTTGTCATCGACAAGTTGTAGTAAGAGAGAAAGTTGTACTGGATCGTTGCAGTATTTTAAGATTTTGGTGAAGAAATATAATTCAATTAGTTGTAATTGACAGTATCTGCAGAGCGATACCAAGCGAAGCCAATGGTATCTGTGGATCGATGCCAACGTCTTTAGTAAACAAATTTTGTTTACTCATAGTCTCGGATAGCAATCATGTTTGCATGACGCACTTGATTATCAGCCGTTCGACCGAAATGTTTGAAGGTAACTGTCTTCCCAAGGATTAAATCCGGGTTCTCAAACCATTCTTTTCGAGTGGCATGATCAAAAGCTGGTGTCATCACTGATACTACTCCTTGATCATCACGAATATGAACCATTGCCAAACCCTTACTAACTCCGTTTCCTTCAGAGACTTCAACAACAACACCTTCTTCGTCAAAGAAAGGTTTGTTTTTCAGAATATTTCTGGAACGTCCACCTTTGTAGAACGACTCCTTGATCTTATCACCAGGAAGACTATTACCCATCTTGTAAATCATTGTTCCTTCATAGTCACATTCAACAAGCTCAGTAGTGATATTGTCAATCTCTTCAATATTACTTGCAACTCGAGTTCGTACTTGCTTAACAGGACCTAAAGATGCACTCAATGCAAGTGCCGTTGCATCGTCATATGATTGATCTTCAAGTTCAATCTTGATAGCTCCTGAATGTTGAAACGCAAGAGACAGTAGTTTCATTCGATCTTCGAAGATCATATCCATTGGAGTTCGAACACCGAAGATATAGTATTGAAGCAATTTCCTTTTTGGATGCTTCTTTGGATCTTTCTTAGTATTAACAATCGATGCAATCTCTTGAAGTTTGATTCCATGAATATAAAGCTCTCCATCAAGTTCAACATCAAATGGGAAGTTGCTCAACAACATTGCGATCTGAGATTCGAAGATATCACTGAAATCGTACATCTTATTACCGCGAGAACGATACTCGATTTCACCTGAAATTGCGTTTCGTTTCGTCATACAACGAATCCCATCAAGCTTTGGTTGAACCCCAACTGGGAAATAAAGTCTGTCCTTTTCACGATCCCATGCATAAGCTGCCATCGCATTTCCTGCATCAGGTGGTGATTCATACTCAAACCTATACCCTTCCTTTCGATGCTTCAGTTCGTACTTGGCTTTCAATTCAAGTACTGCTTGTTCAACTAACGTACGTCCAGAAGTATTTGTTTCAATTGTGTAAGGTTCTGATTCTTGAAGTTTTCCTCCTTCTTGTCCATGAACACTCATAATTGCCTGAAGCTTACCATCGAAACCTGCATACCAAATTCTTCTGGCTCCTCGTGCATCAGCTTTGAACATGGGTGGATATCTCCAACCCTTGGCCGGGGGGAGATCAAGACTGTAGACTTGCCAAAGCGGAAGCTTGTCAATATTCATTGACTGAAAGTTTTTATGAATTAGAAAGCTATTAGGTTGTATTCATTTCTTAAGTAACATCAAATTTTGATGTTAATAGGTGATTGTTGTTAAAATTGTTGTTGTTTTGAAACATGTAACGTTTATTATAAACTTGCCGTCAGGAAAGACAATAGAAATATTAAAAGAATTGTCCAAAAGACTTCCTTCAATTCTCACAACCCAACCTTCAAATGATTCAATCTTTTCCAAAAGGGTTTCAAGATCTAAACCTGACCTACGTAGTAAACGCAGATCAAGATTTCTAATACATTCACCAACATATTTCAACATTTCACATCGATCATCGAAAACTTCGTGATCAAGATGTAAATTTCCCTGATTAGTGTGGGCGTGAGAAACAAACAATGTAAGCATTAAAGAAATATTTGTTTGTTAGATCATTGGTTACAAATTCAATTTACTGACACCAATTTACTGACACCAATTTACTGACACCAATTTACTGACACCAATTTACTGACACCAATTTGGTATCAGTCTATTCGTCTCAATTGGCGAATCTTGTAATCATCTTTCCATCAAGACCTCTTTCTCCAATTGGATAGATCTTATCAGAGTCTTCATCAGTGATCATAAAGACTGTAATGTAACTCTTTGGAATGGAAATCCATCGTTCTTCGAAGAGAGGTTCGTAGTTAATCATATCAGAAAGTCCATCAATGATACTTAACGAAACTTCAAGATAGTCTGCAACCATGAGGTACAAGAGAATGGAAGGAGTTGCAGAGTCTAGTTGTGATCTAACAATGTCAGTTAGCGAATCCTCGCTAGTCTGGATACCGCGTGTCTTTGATGGTTTAAAGAACTCATTCTGAAACCTTCCTCTAGACAATGTGTAAATTCTAGCGTTGCTTGGGGCTTTAACTGAACTTGGAAACAAAACTGAAGGATCTTGACCAGAATACAATTCACGAATCTTCTTTCCAGGATATCTTGGATCTGGTTGAGATAAAGATTCAACAAAGTCATTGTAGAATTGTCTTCGATATTTTTCAGGGTCAGATTCATAGCCATCAACAAGAACAGTTAAGAAGTTGGAAAGACAATCTCCTTCGACAAGATCAGCTGACGCAGATCTAATTCGATAGTAGTTGTTCCCAATTTCTTCGAACTTAAATTTCCCAATATTACTCCTGGTTAGCGTAGCACCAGCAGAAGTGATAGTTAAACTCCGGAGCATTTTTGAAACGCTATAATTTCCATTGATCGTCCCAATTCCATAGATGTGAGTTTCTCCGTATCGATGTTCTTTCTGACTTAAATATCTTTCAACAAGAGCAACTTTGAACCAATCAATCTTAACATCAGGAAGCATGTCTTCTAGATTCACCAAGTACTCGTTCTGAGGTCTGACTATTGTTCCTTCAATCTTGATCTTTACCATTCCTGGAAGACTAATACCTCCCTTCTCATCCATCTTCAAGTCGGCGAGAATACCTTTCTCACGAATCTTATTGTTAGCGTCGAACATCTTAACAAACCGTTTCCCGTCAACAACCATGAATCCAAACTTAGTGTCTGGACTAAGACTTGCAATAGCACCAAGAGTGACAAGGAAAGAATCTAAGAACTTCCTTGACTTCCAGAAGAAAGTTAGAGACAACATCGCTGACACTACTGTTGGTGCATCAGGATATTGTCTCTTTACTGAAATGTATGTTTCGAGGATTTCATTATAATCTTGTCCTCCAACACTAAGAACAATAAACTTAGCCTGATTTTTAGCTTCAAGTGTTCCGATACGACGGAGTAACTCCGTGCGGTTCTGAAGATCAGGTTCAACACAAATAACCATAACAGCTTTATCTTGATATTTATACAAGTCTGCACCTTGTCCAGTCCCGATATCAACAACAATACATTGATCGGGGTAAGCTGCAATGAGTTGTGTCTTAACACGATTATTTTGACGTCGAAGTCTGACAATATCTTCGTTCAAGAACGTAACATCAGTCACTGGTTTAATAATATCTTCCCAATCATCTTTAGCAATCTTCTCTGTATTTGGTTCCGTTTTGTCTTCTCTAATTCTTCGAAATGTCAAAACTGGTTCTTCAGAATCAATAGGGGCAAACTCTAAAACGCGTCCATACAAATCTGTTGGAATAGAATCCCAATCAACATTTACTTCGGGGTTAAACGGAAAGTCATCAGTTCCTTTGAAAACAACACCATAGTTGCACAGCAATTGTCGGTCCTTTGTTGGAATAAAGTCAATCGACATGTCTTTCACTGGTTTAATCTTTAGCAAGTTGTGCATCTTCCCAAGAGGAACATTTTCGTCCTTCTTAACAAGTTTCAAGTCAACAGGGTTATGAAGTGTATAGATCGGAGTAAGAACAAAACCATCATTCCCAAACGGAAGCGAAGCCGCTTCCCTAGTTGCCTTCTTGTATGCAATTGCCATTGTCTCTGGAGTTTTCCCAATTGGAAAAAAGTCTTTGAAATAGAAACGAATGCCGGCTAAACCGGCATGAGCAGAGTGGAAAGGTTTCGAATACTCTTTAGCCAATTCCATTCTCTCCAAGTGATTAGCGAGGATTGGAATCCCAGGACTTCGAGTGTCAAAAAGAATATCAAAGACGGTGTAAAGTACCGTTCCATCAGGGAGAGTCGTTTGTTCTCCAACATAGATTGAAGTGAACGGACCATAACCATTCAATCGAGTTTCGATAACATCAAAGTGCTTCTGAGTAGGTCGGGCCGTACAAAGAACACGACCTTTGTTAATGAACAAGACTGTATTGAGTCCATCACCCTTAACTGTGATTGTGTAACCAGAATCAATTCCAAGATCAGTTCGAGGTCCTGTAGTGAAATCTTTAACTTTAAAGTTCCTTGGTCGAGCAAGAACAAATGGATCCATCATACCTGACATATGTGGAGTTCGTTTATTGAACTTTTCTAAGAAATCTCTAAAGTTGTAGAAGTAAAGTTCAGCAACATTAGAGAAAAAGTCATCGAAAACTTTAAAGAATTCTTTAACAATATTGTCCAAGTCACCAAGATTACTTAAGGTAATCTCGGATTCGACTTCAGTTTCATAGCTTGTTTTGTTTACAACAGTCAGTTGCAAAGAAACATTCTCAGACAACTTTGCAACTCTACGAATTCTCTCCCGAATTTCCAATTGACTTCCAAGACTTTCAACTGAAAGATCTGGTCTTTGTTCTTCTGAAGAGATTTCTATCTTAAAACGAGATTCTTTGGCAGAGTCTCTAGGTTCTTTTTTCCAAACTACTCCATCAATAACACGAAAATAATTGTTGTATCTGATCGATGTTGATACTTCTGGTTCAGTAAAGGTGTATCTCGTCAATAAGAAGTTATGGAAAACTTGAGTTCTCATAAATCCTTGAAATCTTACTTCGATTTCAGCAGTTTTGCGGTTATCATTTTGACCATCAAAAATTTTCCGAACAATGGAGGGAATATCAATTGGCATGATTTTTAATATTTATGTTTAATGAACTAGTTTAGTTCATTATATGTTGAACAAGAACGAAACCTAAAGGTTTAGTGCTTTGCATTCAAAAATTCACGTGCAGCAGCACGTGCAGTATCATCGTCTTCACTCTCGGTTACATCTGACTCAGAATCCGTTTCTTCGGAGCTTTCGTCACTTTCAGATTCTGAATCTTCTTTCTCCCCACCAATCGGAACTGATGGAGTTAGAATTCTCTGACGTTGACGGTAGTCCATTGGAGAAGATGCAACTTGAGTTGAAGGAGAAGCATGATGTTGAGCTTGAAGCTGGTAATTACTAGCAGCACGTGCCTTTAGTTCGTGACCAACATGTGCGAGAAACATCTCATGTGAGTTAATCTTCTTGATTAGTAAATCGTTCTGGGCTTCAAGCTGTTCAATCCTTGCAACAAGATCAATACTTGTTACAGAATCAGCGATTCCTCTACCAGAATGAGTAGCCCCAGAAGACAAAGCAACTGTTGAAAGACCGCTGGCAGCAATGGCTTCACTTGGCGTTACTCCGTGAGCGATAATCAACTTTTCAAGTCGCTTAATTCGTCGACTCAATGTCGCGTAACTTGCGACGGTGCCGCCGATAGCAACAGCACCCAAAAGATTTCCGACAATAGGGTTAGAAATAAGATCGGCCATCTATGAAGTATTTTGAGTGTATTCAAATCTCTTTGGACAAAAACCATTAACGTCATAATTATTTAATGTCACTTGATACCATTGTGTTTAATGTTGTGATTATCAATCCTTCAACCCCCTTAATATACCCAGGAGTCATTCCACATTTAGTATAAAAGTCTGTCGATAGTAAGTGGTTATGTTCCAAAAACATTTTTAGAAGTGTAGCTGCAATTCCAATTGGACGTTCATTGTAAATCATTAGATTCTGCTCTAGTAACGTTTCCGAAAGCTTAGTTAGATTATCGATTTCTTCGGGATGGAAAACATAAATTGTATGACATTTCTCAATAAGACTTTCAAAATAATTCTTTGGAGGAATAACACAGATAGGATTCTTTGACCCGTGGAGGAATGGATTCTTTGCATCCTTCAAGTCTCCTTCGGCAGCATTCTTAACAGCCAGACGAATCTGCTTAGGAGTCAGTCCAAGATCTTCACCAAGCTTTCCAGGGTCGAAAGACTTCCCAAGGTAGTTGTAGGCAATATAAATAAAGATAAATAAGGTTTTCTTATGAGTGGCTAGACGAATATGAGTTCGAGGGGACATTTGTGAAATCTTGTCAAAGACTTCATTTCGAACATCAGGATCAAGTCCTTGAAGACGAGACAGTTCACCGAGGTAAGAAAATTTCTCTCGTTTGTCTCGCTTCTTAGGACAGGTTTCCCCGTCGTTTTCAATATCTCTAGTTGCTTCCATCATAGACTGTAAGACATAACCACAATCTTCACACGTGTCATCATAAAGGTTTAAGTGTTCACAGTCGATATCAGAAGAGTAATAAGGCAGTTCAGCAGCAGTCATTGATAGTTTGAGAGAAGTATTGAATACGATACTTGATGTTTCAAATGGAACGAATATCGAATTGGAAACAAATCATTGATTTGTTTGAATTAATGTAATTAATTGTATTGAGTCGACGAAATTAGTACAAAACTACTTCAGATGAAGACGTAATTGTTTTCGCAATTTGCATTCCTTCGTTTTCAAGATATTTTACCATGTCATTTGCTTCATTGTTAGAAATTTCTCTTTGAAGAGCATAATAGACTTTAGTCAACACATTTGACAAAGAATACATTTTCAATGCTTCAGCGGAAGGCTGAAGCCTAATTTCTTTGATCTTTGAAAGTTCGGTTCGAACAGCAAGGTATGCTTCTTTGACTCGTTCTTGTGCTGACATGTTTTGTTGTTGGTAATATATTTTTGTTGTTTCATTAAACTTATATAAGTTCAATTAAGGTATCTGAATCAAGGAACTGATATAATAACATCATAATCATCAAATGTCATCTCTTCTCCACTTTCAAAAACTTCATCTGGTTCGAAAAAATCTTTATGGATATTGGGAATTCCTGTAACCGAAGGTAATTTGCTCCAAGGAACATTCTTGGTTGTCTTTGCTTTCTTACCAGGTGTATTAAAATCTTTAAATACTGTGAACTTGACATTCTTCTGACTGTAAGTTTTCTCTGATACGTTTCCAGGAGTAACCATTATATTAGATTTTAATAAAATCTAAAGATTCAAAAAATTCAATTAACCAAGACTGTAATCCCATGATCAGTGAAATTTAACTTGGTCCCGGGAACACACAAAATATTGTCTTTAAGTCCAAGACTGACGTTTGGAATCTTGGTAACCTTTTCCAAACTTGACAATGGAATGTTTGTCAGAGCAATAGCTGGCCGTCCTGGATTTTCTTTGATTACTGTAAAGGTTGGGTCAGGCATCTTCTACTTGGTTTTAATTTAAAACCAAAACTCCAAAGAATTCAATTACACCTAAAGGTACTGCCGTCCATCAACCTTAACAATCTTTCCATTCGTCTTTCCAATCCAATCCTTTAAACCATACAAATGACGTTTGATCATCTTGTTATTTGGAGTTAACCAGTAGACTTGAGGATTTGCAACACGCATAACACGTCCTCTGAACTGTTCGAAATTCTGTATGTTCTTAACAGAGTGACAAAGAATTAAAGTATCAGATTTGATCCCTGCAAAGGTTGCAGAAGCTGTTGCCTCGTCAAACCCAACTCCAATCTTTTGGAATGTTCCAATGAGAACCTTGGAGTCAGAGTATTTCTTTTTGGAACCAACAAGAGTATCACATGTTATTCCATTTGCTTCGAGTAGTTTCTTCAAAACCGTTGCGTGCTTGACCAAACGAGTAAGAAGAATGAACTTTCTTTCTTTATTGGCTTTGACGATTCCAATGATTACTTGATTATAAGTTTCGTTCTCAGCAAGAGATGTATTCAGTGCAGTATAACTTACTCCCATCTGAGTCGATTCTTCTTTTCCTTCAATAAATGGAAGTTGCACATCAAAGAGAGTATATGGGTCTTGTGCTGTAACAAAGACTCCTTCCTCTCCAGCAATGAGGTTACAAATCTTGTGCATTCCGTCCTCTCTTTTCAGTGTTGCTGTTTCAAGAATGACATACTTAGGGAAGATACTAAGTAAGCCTTGAATTCTTGATGGAGTTGCAATCATGTGGGCTTCGTCGATGATCAAAGTTCCAATCATTCGTCTAATATGTTCAGGAATCTTTTCTATTCTGGGATCCAAACAAATAATAACGTCTGGAAGAATGGACTTAACTTGTAAAGTCCCTGGTTCCATTGGAGGCCTTGCTAAATCAAATTCTTTGTCATTGTCTCCAACAATCCATACTTTCAAGTCTGGAATGGCTGTGTTAAATGTTTTCTTCCATTGGTCAAGCAAAGGAGTTCTCGGAGCAATCACAATGGTTAACAGTTCCATATGATATGCAAGCCAAGATCCAATAAAGGTTTTACCAAATCCAGGAGGAAGTCCAACAATAGTAGTTCCAAAGTCTTCCAGATGTTCGAAGCATTGAACTGCATAATCACATTGTCCTTCCCGAAGGTCTATTGCATACTTGATTGTTTCAGGAATACCTGGTATACGTCGATGTTCAATGGAGTCATTCGATAGACCGAAAGTTTGTTTAGCATATCTGTATGGAAGTGTTAATATTTTTTCTCCAGTGGCATCAACATCAATCCCATAGACGCTAACAGATGTATCAGTCTTTGGAACATATCCGGGGAGGATACGACCAATCTTTTTCATTTGTTCATATGTCACATCGATTGGTGTTACTGTTAAGTCTTCAAGGATTTGAGAATGTTTACTTTCGGGGATTGAAGAAAGTTTCACTTGAACTGCCATTGATACGTCTTTTGTTTTCATGAATGTTCTTGAAACTCGTTCATTTCACTAAACATCGGATTTTTAAACAAATTAGCTTCGAATTTCTAAAATTGGCTTTGATCTTGGAAATGGATGTCTAGATCAAATTGCAAAACATGAATTTTAAAGTATTAACAAACTTTACATAAATGTATACATATCTATTCATGTATAAGAAACAAAATTGTCCAAAAACTACCATGCATGAGATTTGAGAAAATTGGTGATGCAGCCAAAGAAATTGGGGTTAGTATTCAAACCCTTAGAAGATGGATTGATAAAGGAGAAATCCCATTTAAGCTCTCGCCAGGAGGACATAGATTTGTTGACGTCGATGAATACTTTGCAACAAGAAAAGACATTTCAAAACAGCAAGTCGAACCAAAAGCTTCAATTTTCTATTGTAGAGTATCCTCGATCAAACAATCTGATGACTTTGAACGTCAAATCAATTTTGCTAAAGACAAATTTCCAAACCACGAAGTCATCAAAGACATTGGATCGGGCCTCAACTGGAAAAGAAAAGGTTTTGTCTCCTTATTGGAAAGAGTTATGCGTGGAGAAATCGAAGAAATTATTGTCAGTCACAGGGATAGACTCTGTCGTTTTGGATTCGAGCTTATTGAATTTATCATCACAGCAAACAAAGCAAGACTCGTGGTATACAACGAAAAAGAGTTCAAAAGTTCCGAACAAGAACTTGCCGAAGATATCATGGCAATCTTACATGTCTTCCCATATAGAAAAATGGGGAGGCGGGGATTCTCTAAAAGAATCAAGAAGATCGTTGAAGACAAAGATGTTTCCAACGATAGCTCAAGCGAAGATTCTTCGGAGATGGATTAAAGATGCAAGACTAACTTACAATACAGCTATTAATAGGTTGAAAAGTAAAACAAATAAAGTTCACAAATATAGTTTGGTTGCCGAACTTGTTATTCGTAAGAATACCAAGATTACAGATCCAAAATTTTTGGAAGCTATGGATAGAACCCCTACAGCTATTAGATTGAAAGCTCTTTTTGAGGCATGTGCTGCACATAATCTCTCTGTTGATAGAAAGTCTATTGTAAACCCCAGATATATTATTCAGGAAAAACTTATAAAGACTGAACAAACAAAAATCGATAATAACGAGAAAATACTTGAAAAGGTTAATAAGTTCAGGAAAGATTTGGAACATATGAAACCTACTACCAAATCGTATTTGAATAAACTTATATCCATAGACAAACTTGAAGAAAAAATTGTAAAGACAATGGATATTCAAAAATTGACTGAAACTTTAGAAAGTATACCCAAATTCTCTAGGAAAGAATCTAAAGTTAAGTTTAGAAAATGTAAAAGTCAATATTCGCATATTTTTATCCCAAAATTGAGAGCATCTGTTGAGGATAAGAAGCTAACAGTGTATACAAAGTATAACATTGGTCCAATAAGAATTTTGAACAACGTTGATGTAGAAGCAGATTTCCAGATACAATATAATGAAAGAAGCAATTCTTGGTATATGATTAATTCATTCCTAACAAAATCTGAAAGTTCTTCGAAAACCAATTCGATAATATCAATCGATCCAGGTATCAGAACATTCTTGACAGGAATAGATTCTGAAGGAAATATACATGAAATTGGTGCAGATTGGGATGAGAAAATACGACCAAGGATGAACAAATTGGATAAATGCGAAAGCGCGAAGATAAATGGAAAACGGAAAGGTGAAAGATACAATGTTGTTATTGCAAAAAGAATAGCGAATCTTCATCGTAAGAAGATTCGTAATTTAATTGATGAAATGCATAAGAAAGTGTCTTTGGACCTCCTTAGAAATCACGAATACATCATTTTGCCAAAAATGAATACGAAAAGAATGTTGAAATCCGAAGATAGTTTAGGTAAGGATGTTAACAGACGTATTAATATTCTTTCACATGGTAAATTTCATGATTACATTACTTGGAAGTCAAAGATGATGGGCAAAATCGTCATAAACCAAGATGAATCGTATACAACACAAACTTGTTATCAATGTGGAATCCTGAACAATATAGGATCCAACAAGATTTATTCTTGTGAGCATTGTGGTCACACGTGTGACCGAGATATTCAGTCAAGTCTCAACATATTGACTAAATTCATGGGCAGCTACAGCCCTCGAGCCGAAGGTGACGGCTTAGTTTCGGGTTATGATGAAGGTTAGTTTGAATAGATTTTAGTAGCGTTGCTTCATGGTCTCCATTTCCAAAAAAAATGTTCAATCGAACGAACTCAGAGTTTGTCCTTCTTTGAAGTTAATTTGATTGAAGTCTCAATGTTTCAGACACTTTGACTTTGTTCTAATTTAGAACAAACGATGATACCAACAAAATTCCCAAACAAAATTGACAAGATTGTCCTTCAGCATAACAATCAAATGTTCTTTGGTCTTGTCGAGAATGTCAAAATTGACGAATTCAGTCCATAATCAGAAAAGTTTGTGTGATTCATTATTCACACAGCCTGTTTTGAGTGTTTTCACCCTTGATTTTCCTCGAGTAATAAATTGTAAAAATTACGATTTTCATGATTTCAGCCAAGGATGCTCTTCAGAATTGAACGACTTTACACACGAGTCTTTCTCATGTTTGTCCAAAATGTTTAATAAAGTTTGTATAGAACCTTTGATTCCTATGTCTTTTCAAGAACGAATATACTTTACAATTTTGTAAAGACCAATTCTTTACCCAACTAACCTTCGAGTCATTACAAACACTTAAAACACATCAAACCCGAATTCTTCAAAACATCGGGTAAACGATCAAATCAACGTGATCGAACGTGAAACCATAAACTTTAGAATCCTTTGTTCGTTCGATTTCATAATTTACAAATTCGAACATACAAAGAAAAAATCCTGGCTCCACGGTGTGGTCCAACCAACAATACAAATAGTCCTTGATTTCCACCGGCATAATAAATACTCTAATTCCATGAATTAAAGACTTCCATGAAAACACCTATAATTTCCAATTTCGTCCATATCCAAAAATCACCAGGGAATCAAATTTTCAAACGTGAGTCATTATTCACACAGCCTGTTTTGAGTGTTTTCTCCCTAACTTTTCCTCGAGTCAAAAAATCATAAAAATAACACAAAATCCAATTTTTCCATGAACGTTCATGGAAACAAATTCACTTCACATACCACCAAACTTCCCAAATCATCAAAGACCAACAGCTTTACGATGAAGGAAACGGTAAAAGATGATACTTAATCCAGCAATAAAGATAACTACAAAGATCCAAAAGACGGTAACATTTTGAGTCAACAAAGTTGGATAATTATTATCAACAGAGTGAGCCGGGAGCGAACATATAACAGTCTTTGAAAAATTCTCTGAGTACTGCATACACTTCGTTAAGTTATAATTGAAGATGTTAGGACTTGTACTATATGCTTTAATATTTCCATTAACAACTCTTGTGTTAAGGAATCGTTCAGAACTGATACCTTCTATAATTGGAAAGTCAGCAAGAAGAACTTCAACAGCGCGGGGAGTTAAATAAAGAACATCAGTCCCAGTTGGATTAAAACTTTCAAAAACATCATACTTATTGGAGAATCCACCATAAATGCTCGTTGATTCGATCTTAAAAAGCCATCTAGTTTGGTCACATCGATCAAGATATCGAGCAAGATATATTACTGCAGGTTTGCTACGGTCAGGGACAATCTTCTTAATCAAACCGTAAACATCACCTGTTCCTGGAATTACTTCTGATCGAGCAATGATAAGACCTTCAGGGTGATCCATTGGTGAAAACTCTTGTAATGCATGGTTAAAAATTTCTAAGTTTGTATTGTAACCTTGAAAGACAGTTGTGTTTGCACCAGGGAAAGAACTCTGTGTTTCAGGAAGTCCAGCCGAGCATGTTTCGTAAATAAAAACTTGCATTGTGTCTTTTACTTATTCGTAACTTTCTAACGTTAAATACCATTAATAATGGTATGTGAATCATATTAGACTACCATTTTGAAACAATCAACTTGTAATGTCATACGCTTCTTTCAAATCATTGTAATCTTCGGGAGCTAACAATGTTCCATCACCATGGAACATAGCATAAACATCGGCAATACGCTTAATCATTGCTTGACTGTTATTTGCACGGAAGACTGCATCTTCCGATGAACTTGTAGTTTCTTCATGTTTACTTGTTATTCCAACCCTAATTTTCTGAGATGTAAAATCTTCACCACAAAGTCGTTTAGCAATGGCAAGTCGTTTGTCAGCTTTATCAGAACTATCCATTTCAGAAGGAATTCTTTCAAAGAAATCACACATTATAGATCGAATAGATATTGTTGAAAACTGTACTATCGATCCAGGATGTGTATGAATCTTCGAAGGAATGATATCTTCTTCGATGAAAGAATTCTGATTTAATAACGGAGGCGGTATTAGGCTGTCTGTAATTGAAATATGTGGTTTCCAAGCCATTTCTAGAAATAAGAATGTTTGAAAATATTCAATTGGTATAAACAATTTGGATTATAATATAATCCAAATCAGAACCACTTCAGAATTCAGAACATCTAATCTAGAACTTAGAATTTAGAAATAGGAACAACGGTATCATGATAACCTTCTACAGATTCATGGCAAATGTCAAAGACACTCTTACGTTTATTTGAATCATGTAGAGTATCCTTAATAACCTTCATGCACTTCTCTCGGTAATCACAATTGAGACTTGCCATACATTCGTCGAAAATTAACATTGGAGAATGATGAATCTTAGACAACGCAAGTGTCAATGCTAGACTGACTCGATCAGCTTCACCTCCCGAAAGATTGGCAATGTTCGGATAAACTTCTTCACCATAGAAGATTTGAATATTCACCGACATCTTGCTTGCTGTCTTAGAGTCATCTTGATTCCTGAAGACAGACAACAAAATGTTTATTGGTGAATCGTAAAGTTCTTCAAGAATGTTGTTAGTGACAACGTTAATCGCATTAATAACTTCTTCCATGGGTTGTAACGAAACGCGTTTAACAATATCAATCAGATTTGCCATCGTGTTAACTTTTGCTGCCTCGGCGTCAACTTGTACTTTCTTTTCGCAAAGTTGATCGTTTTCTTTCTTAATCTTTTCGAACTCCTTTCCTTGAGAGAGTCGTTCATTAAGACTTGATATTTTGGAGTCGTAATACTCTGGTAATTCTTCTGAAGGTTTACAAATCTGCAAACCTGCCATTTGGCTTACCAAAGCCTTTCTGTTCGAAAACAAGTCTTTGTATTTTTGTAAATTGTTCTTTGATGTTTCTAATAATCTCTTGACATCAAGTGCTGATTCTGTTGAATTTGTTAGGTCTTTCTCCAGGAGTTCCTCAATGTTAACATCAGGGTCAAGGATTAGATCCTTCAGGTCATTTCCTCGTTCGAGTATCTGAAGTCTTTCAAGATCTTCATCAGAAAGATTGGGTGTGAATTGATCTTGTAGATTCTTACATATTTGAAGACTATTGCATGGATTTTGTTTCATTGTCGAACTCACAAGCTTGACCAGTGGTTGAATCGGTTCTTCTGAAATGCTAACACATTCATTATACTTATCAAGTCTTGATTGCAAGTTGTTTACAAGTTGTACTGCAGAGATTTGAGAATTAAGATCTCCAAGGATTTCACTAATTTCTTCTAAACGTTCTTTGAATTTAGTTTCATCTTCAGGATCAAAAGTCTTTCTAACACCTTTATCTAGAATAATGCTTGTTGTACATTTTGGACAAACAATCTTTGACTTCAAACAAATAAGATTATTATTCAGTTCAGACTTCTCTTTAGTCAATGATACCATCATACTATCAAGAGAATCGGAATCTGTTGTAACTTCAGGGATCAATTCTGTTTTTGCATTTTGAAGCTTCTTTTCAAGAGAATCTCGTTCTTGAATTTGTTTCTTGGAAGCATTATACTTCTCAAGATCTTGATTGTATTCAACAAGACTTTGAAGTTCAAGTATCCATGAACTAATCACTTCAGTGTTAGCTGGAATGCCATAACGTTTACAATTGGTTTCGAAGTTTCTACGCTGCGTCAGCGCATTGGAAATCGAAGTGTAAAGCTTTGGGTTGTATTCATACTTTTGAACTTTACCATTGGCAACGAGCGCGTTAGTCACTCGATCCTGAAGCTTTCTAAGACTACTTGAGCTATTAATCTCTACCAACTTGGAAGTTAGTTTTTCTACTTCAAGAGAATATTCGGTGATTTTTGAGTCGATATCATCCGGTAAGTTGTTAATTGCAGATTCCAATTTCAGTTGAAGAGTTTGAGCCGATTTGTAATCAGCCCAAGCTTTCCTTGACTCTCTTTGGGACTTTGATAAGTCCAAGATTTTCTTTTGAATGTCTTCGATGTCTTCATTATCGGGGTCCCAGTTATTACGAATGTCGAACTCGTCAAGAATGGGTTCAAGGTAGTCGTAGAATGCTTCATACTTTGTTCGAATGGAATCTGCATTCTTTGACATTTCCTTGTACTTGTCTCTTAATGTGTTCAGATACCAATCGGGATCGTTGATATCTCCAACGTCTGAACCATATGTTAGTTCTCTTAGGATCTTGAATTTCTCTTCTCCAGTACCTGAAAGAATAATATTTCTGGTTCCTTGGAACAAACATGAAGTCGCATTCCAAAGATCACGACTACCGAAGTTTTGATTGATCCATCCTTGGGCAGCATCGGCGTCTAAGACAATGTTATTTGGAAGAAAGACGGTGATAAAGTTTGGGGACTTTCGTTCAAGAACAACGTCATTCTTTTCATCATCCAATTCACCCACAGGGCTCATAAAGTTCTCAAAACGAATGGAAACTTCAGGGACAAGTGTTGGTTTTCCTCGTGGCTTGACTCCTGTGTTCTTTCCATACAGACACCATTCAATCGCCATAATAACAGTGCTCTTACCTGCCCCAGACTCTCCTGTCAAATGACAGAGTCCATTAGGGAAATAGTAAACAGTTGGGTTATTCCGATAGTAACATCTGAAATTGGTGATTGCAACTTCCATTAGATTTGATAAACAAATCTTCGTTTTGAATAATTTTCTTGTTAGACTACACTTAGAATCAAAAGGGATTAGCTTCGTTCACACAGATGCCTCGCGGAAAGGGACTTCAAACTGCGCCAACCACTAACATGATGTCGATGGCACAAGACCTTGCCTCTACAATGACCGACAAAGTTTATACCATTGAAGACCTCGATTTATCGATTGAAGAGAACCAAGAAATCTTTGAGGAAAATGGTCTTGTTGGAAGGAAAGGTGTTATGACAATGATTTTCGGACCTGATACGCCTCCAGCAAAGCCTTCGATTTCAAGGTTGATGCAAAGGCTTTCAACTATCTATCGGATTCCAATGCCAAAGAAGTTTCATGTATCTTTCTACCCACCAATGCCTAAGTCAAAGACAGCTCTTCATACTATTAGTTCTGCTTCAATGACTAATGAGCCCAACTTTATGTATCGAATTGTGGCTGTCATTGGTTCGATTGAACTTTTTGATATTTCCGACTCTCCTATCATTGGGAGTCTGCTTGGACAGAAGAAGATCTTTCTTCGAGGTGGTTATGGAGTGAAGTTCAATGTTGGCCCTGCTAACATGGTTTCTTTGAAGTATGACGACAGAGATTCTTATGACAACAAGACTTACCCTGGACGTGGTGCAAAGAACCCTGAGAAGCGTTGGATTGTTTTGATTGACATCTTCGGCGACTCGCGTGGTGATGCTGAGGCAGTAAGTGCAAAAGTTGCTGAGTCTTTAGTCTCAAAGAATCCTCATGTGATGAAGTTAATGCAACAACTTCAATCCAACCCGGAGATGCTGAAAGAATTCATGTCGAAGGATTTAACGAATCCAAATGTTGTTGAAAGTTTGAAGTCACAACTCATGGGTCCTTCGAAACAAGTTCCTCAGGCCATATCTATCGCTTCTGAACTGGATCAAGCAGCTGTGGAATCACCGACGGATGTCATTCCTGATGTTGTTTCCCCAAGTGAATAAACAAATATTTTCTGAATTGAAATCAAATAATTTAGACTAATATAGTCTAAAAATAGAAGGAAGTGGTAACGATTGACGTTGAGGTCAATGGCTCAATGGCGTTACTGGTATCCATTGTTGGTTAAAGCCGAGAATTCTCTTTTGAAGAACGACAGACGTGTCCCAGAAGGTTCTCTTGTGATTTGTAAGCAAAGATCAGAGACTTCTAGAGGATTTAGCATTTACTATCCATTCTACACGTTTATTCAAGATAGTTATATCACCCCATTGGAGTCAAGGTGCTTCTTTGAAGTTATCTTAGGTGGGCAAGCTCAAAAACCATATTTTGATCTTGATATCGATCTTGAAACTGAGAAGTACTCCAATTGGACCTTGAAGAAAGCAAAAGAAGCGGTAAAGGATCTGATTCGAAGTATCATCGAAGTTGCTCCATCGATAACAGGAACAACAGCGTCTGAGACAATTAAGGAAACAGATATTATGGTCTTTTCTTCTCATGGAAAGACAAAGTTTTCATTCCATGTTGTCGTTGATCGATGGTGTTTTCCTGATTACCGGAGTAATAAATACTTTTGTGAAAAAGTTATTTCCAATATGGTTCCAAGTCTTGCTGAAGCTGTAGACGAACGTGTTTACAAGAGCCTTCAACAATTCAGAACATACATGTCAACAAAGTATCTGAAAGGACGTGTAAAGATCCTTGAAAACGAAGAACTATGCAAATGGCAACCAATGGTTCCCTTGTCGGACAATCCTGCGAAAAGATTTTATCAAATTTCGTATGCCAGTTTTGTGTCTTTGACGTCAACATGTAAGATCATTGGTTATCAAATTCCAGAAGCTGGACCAAAACGAAGCTACGACAATGAAGATCTTTCTGATGCCGCAGTAACTGCTGTTCAAAATTCCGTCGATTCCATTGTTGACGGCACGTTTAGTGTTTACAACATTGATGGTCATATGATTGTACTCAAAAGACTTCGACCGGCGTATTGTGTTATTTGTGATCGTCAACATGAAGCAGAAAATGCATTCCTAACAGTTAGTTCTGGTGGTTGTGTTTTCTTTCATTGTTTTCGAGCAGACACAGCAACTAAAGTCCCTTTGACTACTATTGACGCAGCTTTGGTTCAAAGTGTGATTCCCGAGTATTCTGGTATTGATCCTGACCTAGACGTTGAAGTTGAAATTAAAACTCCAGACTTGTTAGTTTCACCAACATCTTTGGCTGGCAAGTCGTGGAAACCAACAACAATTGAACACAGTCCTGAGAAGCAAGTAAAGTCTGTTTTTGGACTGAATTTGTACAAAAGTATGACTCAAGGAACTGCTAAACCTGTTCAGAAGGATCCAGAAAGAAAACGATATTTGTTCAAGACAAAATGAAACAACGTAATACGTTGTTTGCTCGGTATTAGTCTTTGTCTTTGTATTAGTCTTGGTACTTTACGAAGTACTTGATGAACTATTGTTCAAATCATTTTTAGAATTATTAAATGGAAGTAATACTCGAAGGTATATTTTCTTGAAACTTTCAGATATAAAGCTTCCCCACCAACATGCAATTAGTACAATTACAACTGTGAGAGCTCCTAATACAAAAGCTTGTAATCCTTCTAACATCTTCAGACTTGTGAGAAGCAAGTTTACAACGTCTAACAGTTTTAAGCAGCTGTAATTATGTTAGACTCTCTACAATTTATGCTTGAATCTTTACAATTATGGTCTTCTAACGGAATCGGTTTAGCCATTACAACATCGGTACAAAACTTGTTCAAAAAATTCCTAAAAGCATATCGAATCAAGAATCTCACAGGTTTATACACCTTGTAACCATTGACATCACTTTTGCTTTTTGCAATTCGAGCAAGATCTTTAATTGGTAGGACAATCATGTCTGAATTTTCTAAAGTTTCTTTCCTATCTTTGGCAAGAATGCCATCTTGATAACTGGTTTGATATGAACTGCACAAATTAACTGATTTATCCCAAGTCATTGAGTCTTCGTACATAAACACAACAGCAATAGACATGTCTGTCTTATAAATAACAATACCTCGATTTTCGATATCAACAGATGAATAACTAAAGAATCCTCTAGTTTCTTCTCTCGTTTCTCTTGAGGCGGTCTTTGACCAACGTTCCTTCTTCCTAGAGAATCCCCCTGAATCAGTAATTTCATTGTACGTTGCATCGATCATTAAGAAAAAGAACGGCGCGTCATTCTGCATGAAATATGGGATAACACCGATGCGTTTGAAAGAAGCAGTATCAGGAAGATCTTGAGCTCTGGAAATTTGGTACTGTGATGTGCTAACACAATTAGTGTTAGGTGGCTGAATATTTTCGTTCTCTAAAGTAGTCATTTCTTCGAGGACAAAAGTACATCTGTTTTGATATTATAAGAATTTCGCACACGAAAATTCATCTTCAATTTGGTGATATGTAAATTTTGATATTCAAAACATGGCATTCCAGCATCAACAAAATAAACAACCTTCCAAAACTGATATTTGTGCGATCACCAAAATAATTTCTAAGCATCTCAATGGTCTTTGTAAAGTAGGAGAAGCATTTAGAGTTACTGATCAAACTGATTCAACAGGAAATACTAAGGATATTTACACGGCTAATAAAGAGATGATTGTTATTAAAGATAACTTATTTGCATTCGAAAAGACTCTCGGTGCGGGTGCATTTGGAAGTGTCTTTGCTGCAACAAACTTAATTACTGGGGAGAAAGTTGCTATCAAAAAGCAGAAACCTCAATGTTGCCCAGATCCAATGATTCAAATGCAAGTGAAAGTAACATGTTGTCATGGGATTGGACTTTGTAAACCTGAAGTGAATACTTCCCCCGAATACAAATCTGATGGATTTGCTTACTTTGTTCTTCCATTGGCCGATTCAGTTTATTACAAATGGGTTCAAAAGACTTTTGCACATCATCCTATCAATGGATGGAAGACCGTAATCAAAGCATTAATTAATATTGTTGACGATCTGGATCGTCTTCATAAAGACAAGAAGGTCCATATGGACTTGAAAGGAGATAACGTCTTAATTATTGACGACAAGGCTTATCTTTCAGATTTTGGAAAGACAGAAGACGTTGGTAAATTGCTACCAAAGATACCGTGTAAATACGAAGACTACCCTCACAATGCCCCAGAGTATAAGACTGGAGTCCGACCAGTACTTTGCTTTCCAGGGCCTCAAAACGGGTTCGGCCAGCCAGGGCCTCAAAACTTTGCCGGGTTCGGCCAGGCCGCTATTCCACAGTATTACTGTTGTCATGAAGCTTTTGATGCATGGAGTCTTGGAGAAATGATTTCTCGTGACGTTGCAATGTTTCCTTTGGAAATCCAAGTTGAACTTAAAACGATGGTTCGAGGACTTATGAATGTTTGCCCAGAGAAGCGCCCACCGATGAAAGCTGTTCGTAGTTACTTAAACAAGATACTTCGGAAGAATTGTTGTCACTGACAAGATAGATACACACGTTAAAGAAAATAGTATTTGTGGGCTCCAGAAATACAGGAGTTTTGGCATACTTCAATCAAAAGTTGATGGCCAAAATGGTGGCGTTGTGTACAGCAAACTTCAACGCGTGAGGAAAGACCGAAGCAACCGTCGGTGCTTTCTTCAGGACAAGACTTGGAACTGAAGTGGGAGTGTAGTAGGAAAGAATCGTCGAAACCGTGTACCTAACAACTGTGCACAATGCAAATTTCCATGAGGTACCGATGGCCTCAAAGATTAATGCACAGATAACAGCTGCAACAACGGTAGATGTGAGAAGTGGCAGAGTGGAGAGCTTCTTCTGGAGAATGGTGTTCATAACGAAACGAACAATAGATGGCATGAAGGGAGCCAAGAGAGGACGGAGAATTGGGGTAAGGATGAAACGAACAATCAAAGCACCGGTGAGCATTGCAATCGAGCGAGCAGAAACGAGCGAGCGTGAGTAGAAGTGGTCGAAAGTATGAGCACTTGTGTATTAAGTTTAGTTGATCTTGATTTTGACCAGATAATTCAATTTACATCACATAATTCTTAGTTCAATTAGAGAAATATAAAATTACCCGAAGAATATCTCTATTTTGATACCAATGGTATCAAAATTGTGTATTAGTTTGTGGTCAACGACTCTTTACCGCTTTGTTTTCAGTGGTCAGTGTCAAACAATCAAATTCATTTTCTGAATCGGAATCGGATTCTCCAATCAATAATCCCTGGCTAGCTTTTCGAGCAAGAGGAATATTTGACGACAAAAGTTGTCTTTCGGTAGACATTGGTGTTTGAACTTCAGTTTCAATACCAATATCGTCAACAAGACTCCATGTGTTTGTTAATGGATTTTGATAAATTTCTTGGAGATTGAAATCTCGATCAGAAACAACTGGCATTCGAAGACTTCTTCTGAGTTCACGCGTTTTGGCAAGCTCAACAAGTCGAGCTTTGAAGTGATACACAAACTCACTTGCAAAGTCATGAACAGGTGGTAGAAGTTTCTCAGTTGTCTTTGAGACAGCAATTCCGCCTGCAGTATAAACTACTTTGGAAACTCCTGCTGCAACAGAAAATGTCCCTGTTGCCATCACAAAGATGCCTGTCCCGGCCAATAACAGGCCATCGGTTACATCTGGTGTTCCCAATATTGACGTAAGGTATTCTCCAAGATCACTTGCACGAATTTTGACATCCCTAAAGAGAGCGTCAGAGCTCGGCGCGGACATTTCGTTTGATGTTTTAGATAATTTGTTGTAGGAAGAATTTTCAATTAAATAGACTTTGGATTTGAGAATTGAATTTTCATTACGATTCTTTTTTAACAAATACCTTAAGACACGTGTACATAATGTCTTCAATCATTCCCACAACTATCATTCCAAAAATGGCTATTTCACAAGAAGAATTGCGTCTGATAACTAAACGAGCCAAAGAAGACAAAGTTATATTAGAAAGGAGACAATTGGCAGTGGACAAAGTCGACGCTGATTTGTTGTTACGAGACTTCCTTGTAAAGGTTTCACCTAAGTTTAAAGAACTAGCTTTACAAGGATTAAACTCCTTGACTGTCGACTCTGACAAATATTTCACATATGACGAATTCTCTAAGATTCAGCGAGCATCATGTGGCATATGTTTCAAAATAGATGGGTTCAAATTGGAACTCAAGCATGGTTTCGTTATAATTTATTGGTAATTGTGGTTAACGAACAATGACATTCAATGAATGTCATCTTATTGAATAATTAATTTGTGTCTAATGTTTAGAACGACAATGACAGTTACAATAGAAGAACTTCGAGAAATTGTCAAACGAGCTGAAGCAGAAGAAAAGGCTCGCCAACAAAAAGAACTTGAAGCAGCTAAAGTTAAGACAGCAGAACTATTGAGACGTCTAATCAAAGACCTTTCTCCTAAACTTCGGGAAGCTGCTTCATCTCGTAATCGTTCATTAAATGTTGTTGCTAAAGATCATTTCACCCCAGAAGAAATCGATACAATCCTTATAGTTACAAATTTTAGAAGTATACTGTAGATGGTTTTAATTTTGATATTTATAATACAACAGGGTATTATTAGATCTCAATCGCATGGTAATTTTCCATACAACAACTCGAAGACATTAATACAAGAATGATATCTAATGGATATCATTATCCTACAAGAACGATATTCATTATTCAGAACATAGGTCTTGAATCCTTTCCAGTAATATAATCAAGTGCAGATGCTGCTCGTTTGTAATGAGCTTCGTTTTGCATTCGTTCTTCATGAGTTACATGATAATTTCTGTCAGGATGTAACTTCACAGCAAGCATTTTGAACGCACGACGGCATTCCTCCATTGTACTTCCTTTCGGCAAGCCCAAGATTTCATAAGGACATTTAGTAGTAGTAAACACCTTTGCAGCTGCATTGTCTTGACGTCTCTTTCGTTCTTCTTCAAATTTCTTCTTGTTTTCAAAGAATTTCGCATATTCCTTCTCACGACGTTCCTTCTCTCGAGTATCTTCAAAACTTGGTGGTTCATTCTTTCTCCGCTTACGATTAAGTTCGTCCATGAATTCCTTGTGTTTCTTCATAAATTCTTCATAACGTTTGTTAAATTCAGTATAGTCGTTGTTGAACTTCTGGGCTCCACTGTCGTTCGCTTTGGTGTCGTTCATAAATCTTTCTTGATACAACAGCTTGAACTTCTCTGCCTTAACAGGATCAATGTCAACAGACTTGAGCATGAAATAATCCCGTTCCAAGTTCTTTCGTTTACCTTCAAGGATACCACGAAGAAGAGAATCGGCAGAAGGAACCATATCACCAGGTGCAAGCTTGTCCATTGGTGGTTTAATCAAGATTAACCTGTGAATGTCAACAAACCTCTCTTCTGGAGGGAGCCGAGAGTGACTTCCAATTCGACAAGCTCTTCCTTCAACTTGTTCTTCTTGAGCAGGGTTCCAAGAACCTTCAATAAAGATGACTTCTCTTGTTTCTTTCAGATCAAGTCCAAGACTTCCTGCTTTAGAAATCAACATAACATTGACGCCCGACTTCGGGTCGTTGTATTGTCTTACTGCTTCGGCTCGAACAATAGAATCCAATTCCCCGGAAATAACAACATACTTGACTCCTCTTGAGTCTAACCCATCTTCAAGCAAACGAATGCCATCATCAATGAACGCTGAATACAAGACTGTTTTCAGACCCAAATCAGCGACACGATCAAGTGCCCATTCAATCTTTGGATTTGGTTGGATCGAATTAGTGGCATGACGAAGGCCCGTTAGGAATGCAAATGGATCAGGTTTCTTTCCATTGGCATTAACAGTGTCTGTTTGACTTCGTTGAATAGCAAGATACTGCTTGTAATAGTCTTCTGTCATTTCGAATTCATGAGAATGATATCTCTTTTCTGGAAGATCCGAGCTTGCGAAGCGCTCGGCCGATGCTTCTGTACGACGAACGTCTCTGTCAAGATCGTCTTTCGAAGTATCAAGAGTGTGAAAAGCAAAAATATTTCGTAAGTAGTCAATCTTTCCAGCAAGAGTTAATGGCATCGCCAATGGAACTTCTCCTTTAGCCATAGCAACAAGGTTAGTAATGTCAGAAAGGTCGTTCACAAGGGGTGTTGCCGTCAAACAAAGAACTCTTTTTGCTCGAATACAACAATTAATCATTGCAAAGGCAGACTTCCCTGAACCATCTTCTTTGATGGCTGTCCGATATTCTGCCGCTTCATCAATAATTAGTAGTGTATTGTCACATCCTTCTGGTTGTTGTTTGAAAGTATTGATGAACATTGTATGAGTAAAGTTTTCGTAACAATCCATAAACCCAAATTCTACAGGTTTCCCGAATTCGTCATTTCCAATGAAAGCTTTAAGTTCTTTGTTGAAGTTGTGGAACAGACTCTTTGGAGCCACAACAATAACACGATCAACAATCCCTGATTCCAAAAGACAAACACTTGCTGCAACTGCTGTTAAGGTCTTTCCTGACCCAACATCAAATGCTGCAACAACTCCATGATTGTCTTTCAAGTGTTTGACAGCTCTAATTTGATAATCTCTCAAGGGAATAGAACTTCTTGAAATAATTTTATCCCAATCTGATTCATAATGTTTTGGCCCTGAATCATTTAATTCGTTAGAACATTCACTTGAATAATCGTCGTAATCTTCTTCGGCTTCACTACAATCACTGGCTTCGTCCTCACTTCGTTCGTAGTCCGCATCGGCAACACTAACTGAAGCATCGTCCGAGTCTGTATCGCCAAAGAATTGAGTTCTACTTGTTCTGGGAAGCGAAGTTTTGTCAGGGTTACCCTTAAAGAGACTAACAGTTGTTGTTCGTGCTGCAGCTTCTTCAACATCAGGAGAATCAACATAGCTTAACTTTGTTCGAGCCTTTTGAACTTTATTAGGATCACGAGTTCGTTTCTGAACTTCAGAATCATTGTATGCATCATTAAACTTTTGTTGTTTCGAACGAGTAACAGCAATGGCTGCTTTGATTCTGTCAATCTTTCCGTCTCTATTCAGAATATTCCACTCTTGTAACGTCAACACACCGGCTGCTCGAATCATTCCATGCTTAACACGATCGTCTGTTTCGTTTTCAATCAAAGTCAGGCGAGCTTCAGCAGTTGATTGTCGCTTTTCAGCTTTCTCAGCTGGAGTTTCGTAAGGAAGAGTTTCCCGATAACGATTCTGTGGTGTATCTTTCAAGATTCTTCGGGTGTGAATACTTCGAAAATATCCTTCAGGAATAGGTTTCAAAAGTTGCTTGAATTCCTTGATCATCTCGGTCTTAATTTTCTTCCGTTCCTTTTCGAATGTTCGTAAAAGTGCTTTCCTGACACGTTCTTCCACTTTATTCTCATTCTTTAAAATTCTTCTGTTTTGTTCGCGTTGTTTAGCCGTGAGGCGTCTTGTCGAGGTTCTGCGAACATATACATTTGCCCTTGATGATCCCCAAGTGTATTGACTAGGACTTTCAGGCGTTTGACTTCGAGATCTATACATTTATGCTTTTTAGACACTGATATGTGTCTAAATACTTGTTCATTTCTTGATTTTTTTTGAAATTTAGTGTTTGTATTTAAATGTTTATGGTACTACGTAGTAGACCAAGTCGTACAATTAATTGAATAATAAAGTTTTGTCCTTTCTGTAAAATCATACTAAGCAAAGGTGTCTGCAGAGCGACACCCGGTGGAGCCAACGCCGTGAGCAGTTCGTTTTTCTATGTCAACTCACATTGTTATTCACAACGTCGGCTTCACAGACGTGTCTGTCCTTAAGATCCCTGTAATCAAGTCTTTCTTGTACGAACCAACTTCAAGACGTCATTATCATAGTCTAGTGTATCAAGTTTTGTGTTGGGATCAAAAATTCAATGACAAAGAACTATGGGAATCTGGAAACATTGAAGTTCGTAACACGATAATAATGGAATATAATCTTGGTATAGATGCTGATTGTTACGAATTCGAAATTGATGGTAAACATTGTTTCATCAAACTTGCAAAGGTTGTGATGGAATATTGAGATCGAATTAATTTAGTTGAAACATTCGTCCAGCATAGTTAACACTTATTAAGTGTTAATTCTCATCTCGTGAGAGCTCAAAAGCGCCAATTGCTTTGATCAGTTCGTCGAGATCTTCATCAATCTTTCGAAGAAGCTTATATTGTCCAATCAACATTGGTGTGTCTTCTTCAAATGTAATATTGTTTTCGGTTAGCCCTCGTGCAATACGATTGTTTTCTTGAAAATCTACCAATCGTGATTTCATATTATTAAGCTCATCGTAAGTGTCTTGAACAATCTTTCGCAGCTCACTGAGGTCGCTGGTAGCATGATGACGAGACCACATCAAGACAGCCCATTCAGTATGGTTAAGATAGTCAGTCTCCATCGACTCTCGGAGAGCATCGAACTCTGGCTTGTCTCCAACGAACAGTAAAGCATTCTTGAGTTGTGAACGAAGCTCACCAAGAAAATTCATTTGAGTTGTCTCAGGGACTTCATCGACGTCAACAGCCGAACCTGGAGTTCCAGCACCTGTAATTGTCTGTGCTTTAGCAGTTGGTGCACCAGAATCCATAACAACAGTTGACATTCTTCAAATTTAATTTTAGATTTACTGATAACAAACTGTAATTATTCAATTCTTAGACTCACTGGAGTTAGTCCATATCCACATGATGGTAATTCTCCGTTGAATACTTGTAAGGCTGTTTCTTAAAGATCGATTCGAAAGTAATTTCAAAGAAATCACTTGCAAACATATCATCTTCAAGACCATGATGATACTTTGTTCTTGGGATTTCGTCACAATGAATGACAGGACTCTTATTAATTTCAAGAAGATAAGGTTTGAAGTCAGAATCAATGATAAAATCAAGTCCAATAATACTGATCGATGGATTCTTAAACGTCTGGAAATCCTTTTCCAACGGACGAAGACGTCTTTGACAAAGATCAACATAGGCTTGATAAATCTGGTTAAACTCAAATGGGTCAGATGAATCTGACCTGAGTTCAGTTACACTTGAAATGTCAATCCCAGATTCTTTTGCTTGAGTTGTGTTTGTCAACATTACATCAATCTCAGTACTATCTGGGTTGTAAACAGACATACTCTTTCTGACAAGATATTTTCTGAAAAGATAGTATTCCATTGGGGCTCCAAAACCCACTGTAACAAGTAAGCCATAGCAACGCATATCGTACTTCCGTTTCTCTGGTTCGATTAACATTGGATAACGAATTCCTTGTTGAAGAACAAAAGTGTCAGAGAAATATTTCTTGTGAACATTGGACTCTTGAATACATTCACTGATACGTTTCATGGTTTCCATAATGTCGTTCTTGTGAATAATTGGAAAGACATCAAAACCACCAAAGGTAAGATCAGATGCCTTCTTTAGAAACCAAAGACTGTTTGGTTCAGGATTCCAACCAATTGGAAATTCACCCATCTTGAAGACAAAAGTTGTTGGTTGATACCGTTCTCCTTTGATCAGTAGGGCTAAGTTGCCTTTGTTTGAAATATGTCTCACCAATGGATTAGAATTTGTTTTGATCCAGGAATACCTTTCGTAATTAGTGAAAGTTATTTGTGTCTTTGGAGACCAATTCTGAAGACTATACTGTCTCCATCTTTTTGGATTCTGTTCAAAGTATCTTTGATAGTCACAATTCTTGTAAGTAACTCCTTTGTAATAACTTATACCGTCTGGAAGAATATAATTGTCAGAAACATTAAAGATATAATATGTGTTCATTCTAAACTCTAAAGAAATATTCTTTTCAAAGACTTCACTTAAATTTCAAAAACTTTACAATCCTGTATTAAATTTCAATTGTCAAATCTAATGAGAATGCATCTTATTGAAAATTAAAAGATGTTTTTGCAACATTCAGAAAACCGTTAGTTATCATTTCATTCGTACTGAATATGACGTCTTACGCTGGAAAGCCACTTGTATTTTTGCGTGTCAGCAGTCCTGATCAACACTTGACAAATCAACGACACGAAGTCAGTTCTTTTCTTAGCAAGCAAGGTGTAACCGATGCTGTGTATGTTGAGACTGTTGGATCGACTTTCCGTCGAATTCATCCAGAGCTACAAAATCACGTTCATGCTTTCTCAACAATTCATGAAGATGAATATCCGTCTTGTGTTGTTTTTGCAGCAGTTGATCGTGTTTCTCGTAATTACGAAGCCGGTGTTAATCTGATTGCAACTCTTCGTAATTACAACATTCCAGTTCTCTTTGTTCGAACTCCATCAGTTGATATTACAACCCAAGGTGGTTGGAATAGTATGTTGGAGCTAATGAGAGCTAGTGAAATTGAAGCCCAAAATATTTCAGCTCGAGCCAAGGCTGCTTGGGAACTCCGGCGATCTGGAGGACCTCAAAAGCGTGACCGTGATGCTGACTCGGACGCCGACGCCGACGCCGACGCTGGAAGCGGAGGCCAAGGCACTGGGAGCGGAGGCCCGTCTGCTAAGCGAATGGGCAGAGCCATGCGTCCCACAACTGCATATATGTACACAACACTCACTGATGAGCAGAAGCTTAAGTACTATTACAATGTCCTTTATGTTGTTTATCTTTTGGGACATGAGAAGGCAATTCTTAAGACTGTTCTTACTCAAATTAAGCTAATTCATACCAAGTTTGCACCAGAACTTCTTGTAGAGAAGTATGGACTTCGAACCGGTAAGACTCATTGGTCTCACTATGAAGTCTTTGTTGGATCTAACGAGGACTTTGCAAATATCCTTAATTCTTATAATTTGGGTCCTGCTGGTCCCAATATGCATGATCGATGGTCGGCTGAGAACATTGAAGATCTCTTTAATCGCGTTCTTGATACTCTTTGGTTCGATACTAAGGATGATATTGCAAGTCGACGTGATTTTGTTTCAGCTTTGATTGAAATGAATCTTAAGCCACATTACTTACCAGAAGACGTTTCTGCTGAACCTGAGTCAAATTAATTGCACATTGTGCAATTACTCTGCTCGCACTTACTCGTCATGTAATTATTGCATAAGTTGACTTGCCATACAGTAATTAATCTTTGCGTCAATAAACTTAACAAGTCTTTCCCATTTCTGTTGATCAGTGTGACGTTGAAATTTGAAACCACTCGGATCACGTGCACATTCAATGCAAGTATCTACATGATACGGGACGGTAATTAGACAAACATTATGCTGGTTGGCTAAATTTCTTTTCAACTTGTCTCTAGAATATCCTTCTGTGAATTGACGTTCTCCTTCAGGTGTGTTTAAATGAAATTTATTTGGAAAGACATAATGTTGGATACCATTGTATTCTAAAGCAATCTTCCAATCAGGATAGTAAGCATCAAATTCTAAATTCTTCCTTGTTTCAGGATTGTAAAGCCAAGAAGGCCGGTATCCAATCTTTAGGTTACTAATGTCAGCTCCTTTTGTTTCAAGAAGTTGTGAAAATGCATTAATAGCCAGTGTTTCTGACTTACTCCTACCAACAAGAGGAACCGATTTACTCATTAATACATTGCTTGTAATATTATCAGTCTCGCTGCTCTCTACTGTTTCAATTCCAGCTTTTGATTGGAACCATTGTTGCCACGAACAATATCTTTTATCTTTCTTTAACGCTTCCTTTAGTTTAGGACTACGCGTTCTATACAACCACCAAAGGACGATGAATCCAATTATTAACAAAACAAGCCAAACTTTCCATGGAAGAAAGGATATAATTAATCCCCACATCTTTTACTAATGTATACAATGTATACATTCTAGATGGACTTTGATACTCGTAATTACTATTCTTCAATCTCGATCATCTCTGGGTCGGTTTCGGGTGGTTCCATAAAGAAATCTCTTCCTTCGAGTCTTTCAGCCCATCGACGTCTATCGATACGAAGATTTTCTATTGTTATTTCTGTTTCAATCGGTCCTGCTAAGAGTTCACGACAGTTTTCAACATTTAGTAACGACCAATCGTATCCAGGTTCGGATTCCATCATCAAATCAAGATCACAATTATACTTCCTGTAAAGCTTTAAAGCAGTCTTTGGACCAAACATAGGAATTCTAACATTGAAATCACATTGAAGAATGATACAGAAGTCTCTAAATTGTTCAAAAGTCATTCCCATATCTTCATGAATGATAGCTGGAATGACAATATCAACACAAAGTCCTTCAGCGGATCTTTCGGTTGAAAACCCAGTAAAGACAAGACGAGCACCAGCAGCATAAGTATCTGTATCAATTGTCCAAACTCCAACCACTTTCCGTTCAACCGAAAGGACTGAAGCAAAGATTTCTGCATCCCATGGAGCGTCAAAATTTGGAACACCTAGACTTGTTAACTCATGTTTAACAGAGTCAATCTCTTCTTGGCCAACAGAAATATCAGTGAGGAGCATCTTTCTAAAGTTGAACAATACAGCTGTAGTCCTTTCCAACGGACTAAGCGCAAGTATGCGCTTTCGTTCGTCTTCGATGTTCGTCTTCTTAACTTCACGCTCAACCTTCCTTCTAAGCCTGGCGGCCTTGATCTTCTCAGGATGACCAACGGGGCCATCAAAAATCCAAACAGGTGTAATATTATGTTTGACAAATTGCGAAATAAATCCATACATATTGGAAATTATTATTGCAATGATTGGTTCTAAAGGAGTGGGATCAGTCACTGTTGGAATTGCTGACAGTTGAGCTTTCATGGCTGAACTTTTGGCCTTGTACATCCAAAGATTAGCATCAATTGCTATAGCCGTTCCTGCAAAATAAGAAAGAGGTCTTTTAGTGAAAGCATCCGGTGAGATCTCCTTGACAGTTGCATTGATATCCTTAATTCCCATCTTTTAGTAATGTGTTATTGGTTCAAGAGCCGTTCAAAAAGTTACTAGTAAGTAAAATAGTATTTTCGTGTGTATTAATGGCGGAAGTAGATGTTCAGATCCCGATTGCGGCAATAGTCGTTGGTTCAATTGTATTTGGTATTCCATTATTGGTTGGATTGTTCTTTGGAGGAAAATGGATTATCCAAAATGCAGAGACACGTATTCGACCTTTGATTCTTCTTGCATTTATTATTGGTGTAATTATTGGGGTACTATTCTTAAGACTTGTTATCAACAAAAAGTACAGACGTGATCCTGGAGCATTAACAATTCTTTACGTTGGTAGTATATTCTTAATTTTCTGTGTAGTCTTCTATACTTTTGGAGGAGACTTTAACATCTTTGATATTACCAAGTAAATACATACTTGAGTAGCAAGTAAAAGAATATGGGTTACCGGATTTCAAATAGTATTGTTAATCCAGCATATCTATTCCTTGGAATGATAATTCTTTTTGGTATCGTCTTAATTATAAATGCAATGATTAAAGCACACAAACGTTTTTCAACAAAAGAAGGACTAATTATTTCAGACTTAACACAACCATGTGACAACATTGACCCTGGCAGTCCTGATATTACAAGCCTACTGTGTTGCAGAGATTTCAATGGTCAAATTACTGATCGGAAATACATACCTTTATATGATATGGTTGTTTCTAACACTCCCAGAGCTTATCTGTCTGTTTGTACAGGATTTTGTTTAGAAGGTCTCGATAATGACCAGAAAACCTGCATCAATCTTTCTGGTGATAGCAGCCAACAGAGTAAGTTTAACCAATGTGTTCTTCTTACAGAACCCAAAGATTGTACTGGTGAAGTCAAACCAGTTGCATTTCAAGGAACAACAAGATACTATGCATATGCTGCTGGAGAAAGTCTTTGTAAGAACAAAGGTCCATGCTCTTAACCACTACTACGTGATTGCTATTAGCAATCACCAATCTCAGTATACTAATGCAGATACCAATACGGTCTTAGTATATCAATGTAATTTCAAGACCGTTTGAGTAGAAACGAGTTGTTGTTTGGTTAGTTCCATCAAGGTTATTAGTGGTCGTGTTTACGACAACCGATGCAGCACGGTGAAATCGATCGTACAAAGCATTAGCAATGGCCATTATTTGGGGACCGAAAGTTCCGGTGTATCCATCTAGAATCATCGATTCATAAATAGTTGGATTGGATGTATCTTGAACAGGATTAACATAAACATTGCCATCATTGTTAGATGTATTAACGATATTCCATTTTAGAACTCTTAAGTCATTAGTAGGATAGTTAACATTTTCTGGTTGTGTGCTTACAACTCGGATATACACAGTTGATATGTTGGTATCAGGTCCTCCAAATATGTTTCTAATGTGATATGTAACATCATAATTACCAACAGGTGTATTTATAGGGACATTCAATGCATTCCCTGACATGCTAACCGTCACACCAGTGAGACCACCGTCGGTATCAATTGAAATTTCTTCATCGCTAGGCGTTAATTGATAATCATTAGCAAGAATCGAAGGTGTATCTCCACCTGTGACGTTATTAACAATAGTCCGGTTAGGTGGTGTAAAGTCATCAACTGTTTCCGATGGAAAAGGTCCAGTTGAAAAATAAGTTGAGAATCCATTGATTGTATCATCTGTGGTTGAATCTGTTTGAGACCAAGGAACAAAAGCAAGTGTCATATAGTTCTCTACGAAAGAAATTCCTGTTGGGAGATAAATTGCTGGATCTGGTCCTGGAAGTTGTGTAGCCAGAGAAGATTTAAGTCTCATAACATCATACCATTTGTTTTGGGAACTAACCCATTCATAAATACCGGCTGGGTCGTTAACATCCCCAGATCCAATAGTAAAGTATGTTAATACTGGTGGAGTTCCACTGTCAGCTGCATATGAAAAAAGAATTGTATTTAATCCAACGGCGGAATTAGAGAACATGATTGTTGCTGCCGTCCGTAGAATCCATGTTCCACCTCCAGAATCATAATCGTAAAAATTAAGCCTTGATTCATTACCAACAGTACCATCTCCTTTCAAGAATATTCCAATTAAGTTAGCATTAACAGTCATACCCACCATTTGTGCCCTAAAATTGGCTCCGACCGGAATAACATCACGTGGATCCCAAGATTGTGTACCACCATTCCATTGAACGACTTCAACATCAACACCAGGAAGATTCGAACAAGTTATCATCAATTGATTATCATTCTTAACATCGCAAATCCAACGAGCTGTGTTTGATCCATCCGGGCCACCATATGTTGCTGAAGGTAAATAATTCCACGTTAACCCATCGTATTGGTAAAAGTAATTAATACCGCCATTACCAGCAGAGTCCGGGTTTGTGACCATGAATGAATCGCCTGAAGTAATATATGTGCTACACTTCAACGTAAGTGCATAGTAATCATTGGTAATACTAATGCCAATATCAGGGGTTGTGTACACTAAATACCAAAATTCATTTCCACCTATGCCTGATGTTCCTGTAGGATCGTAATCGTAAACTTTAACATGGCAATCACGGCTTGCTAGATATATTCTGTCTGCATTGTCGTTTATTTCAACACGAATACCAAGACCTTCTCCTGGAGTAGTGCCAACAATGTCAGGACCCATTTGTGTTAGGGTAACACTTCCACCTCCCATATCATTAATAGTATAAACTGCAACTCTTCCAAAATTACTTGGATCGTCAAAACATCCACCTGCTACGAGACGAGTTGCTTGGGGATCTACTGCCATTTGTCCAAAACGACCATCTAAAACATTTCCTTGTACATAGTTGGTATATTGATAAGATAATTGAGCCATTTTTTACTAGCCGGGTTTAATACTTAAATTTAAATACTTCGAATCGAAGTGTTTATACCGGTTCGATGGTACCAGTGTTAGAACTGAAAATTAGGCCAGATCCAGCACTTGTAAGTGTGAAATATGTTGGAAATAGTTGAATAGTATAAGTATCACCAGAATAAATAAAAGTTCCACTACCTAGAGTGAAGACTATTGGAGTAGAATTAAATGTTGCTGTTTGGTCAGCGATATTAACAGCCAAGACATCTGTTGTTCCAAGTGTTACATTAAAAGTTGTTATATTTCCACCACCAGAATATGTGAATGAATAATCTGGGTCAACTTTCATATTAATAATTGCATCAAGGACACGTGTAAAGAATTGGTCATTTTGGAAGTCGGTTCCCATGTATTCTGTAATAATCACACGTTTACACGATTCAGACGGCCTACATCCAAGTGACCTAATTTTTGCTGACAAATAATTCTCTGTACATCCGACTATTGGAACATGGACATGATAATATGGATGCTCAACATTATCACACGCACAACTACTGCAAAGATCTGGTATCGCCATTCTTTTAACTACATTCATTTGGTGTATTTGGATGTTATGGGTATATTTACCGTGACACTATATTATTAATAAATTTTTGAAACAAATTCATGGATTTCTGAAAATACTCGACAAATTCTATTGAGAAGTTTAAGATCTGGTTCCGGCAAAAATGGCAATTTTGAATATTTTTATGATTTTTGAGCCTAGGAAAATCGAGGGCAAAAACACTCAAAAATGGCTGTGTGAATAATGAGTCACACAAAATATTTTAGTTTCCAGACAAGAATTTGAACTAAATGAAATTTCTACAATTGTTGGAAAATACAAATTGTCTATAATGTCAATACGTCTTCCATCTTTTGAATCCGAAGATTATCTCTTCTGGAAGACACGTATTCCGGGGATTGATAGTAAGCGAAATAGTATACCTACGGATCTACCAGTATTTGGAAGACCTTCAATTATAATGCCGCCATTGCCTCTTACACGGTCCCGTCGATTCATTTCCAAAAAGAAACCTTTTGTACTAATTCCTATTAGGACTCTTGAAACAGGTTTGGATTCAATTACAATTGTTTAATGATGGAATCCATCATTAATTAAGTAGCTTACGCTAGTCACATTCGGTTCAGTAGCTTACGCTAGTCACATTCGGTTCAGTAGCTTACACTAGTCACATTCGGTTCAGTAGCTTACGCTAGTCTGAACATCAAATTGTCAACATCAACTATATCAGAGTCATCTGATGTATCTGATTTTGAAACATAGTAAGCGTATTGTTGATAACTTGGTAACCAAATTTTTCTTTTGGAATCAATAGAAAGACCTCCATCAGAATAAATACTCTTCAAGTTGTCAGCATAAACTGGATCACCTGAATCTGGAAGCTTCTTGGCAGCAGACTTCAAAGGTTTGTCCTTCGGCGCAGGCATGGAATACACAGGAGTTTCTTCTATAATTTCGGTGGGAACAAGAGGTTTCCTTGATAAGCGACCAGAGCCAAGTCGTTTAGACATTCCGGTTCTTTCTGAAACTGTGCTTACACGACTTGTAACAACACTCATCGACTTTGGAATTATAGACGTTACATTAATGTCGTCAACTGACTCATAAAGCGAGACTCTGTATTGTCCATTCCCAGTTCCCATTTGGATTATTGGAATAACATAGTTCTTTATATTCGGAATCGTCAGATTCCTATCAGGGACGACACTGTAACCCTTTGCTCCCTTTGGAAAAATCAAGTCACGATAAACTTGAATGAAGAAAGGCATCGCTGCATCAACAGCTCGGTCAACATTGAAAATTCCAATTTCAATAACACCAGGTGTCATCTTCAAAAGAGTCTTAATATTCTTTAGTGCTTCCTTTAGTCGCTGATTGTTCAAAGAATGATTCGTTGAATAGATTGTTGACAGCTTTGGATCAGCATTGAAATGTTGAAAATAGTCAAAGTAGTCATTGAAGATCTTTAGAACCACGCGAAGACTACTCTTAGAACGATACTTTCCAAAGTATTCTTTAATGTAATCGTCTTTGTTACCGTCTTTTGGAACAAAGAGGTATCCTTGGGCATGCGCATCGATGACTGAAGCAATAACTGCTCCAACAAAGACAGGAAGTTCAATGTCTGAATGTGCCTTTGAATTCTTCCAAAGCCAGTAGAACATTCCCATTCGAGGACTTAAAGGAATATTTTGAACAAATTTACCAGCTTCAGTCACACTCCTACCGGAAGCTGAAAGAAGACCAATTAGCTCAAGTCTTTGTTTGACATCAGCAATCGTCTTGGTACTGATTGCACCATCAAAGATTACCTTTTCGACTTCAAGTCCTCTTGAAATGAGGTCCAGAATCAAACGGTCTGGCGGAATACGTTCAATCTCTCGTTGACGAGACACCTCAAAATTATTATAAACATTTTCAGTACACATTCGGTAACAGAATCCAGGATTTGTTCGTCCAGCACGTCCCTTTCGTTGATCTGCTGAAGATTTAGCAATGTGAACAGTAGAAAGCATGGTTCCTCCATTACCAGAAGCTTCTAAGATCTTCTCAAATGTAGAATCAAAGACTCCAGTAAGACCATCAATAGTAATACTCGCCTCCGCTACATTTGTGGCAACTACAATCTTTCGACAACCGAAAGGTGGTATTTGCATAATATCTTGTTGGTCAGCACCAAGACTTGAATAAGCAGGCATCACAAGTGTACCTTCCGTGCCCTCCATGATAGCACTAATTACTCGTGTGATTTCTTCCTTGCCAGGACAAAAGACAAGCCATGCATCAGTTCCGTCATCGGGAACTGGACGAGCTTTGTGCCACTCAATAACAACATTTGCCAGATCGGCGTATAGGAGCCTCTGTGAGTTCTGACTGGCGTCGTAATCTTTCTTATGATAATACACTTGAACGGGGTAGCTTCGACTTGGATATGTAACCGTAAAGATGTCCTCTTTGGCGAAAGGATATTTCGCTGGGGTTGCGGTGACAAGGATTAGTTGCGGTAGTGGCTCGCCGAGGTCGAGCAAATACTTGTAAAGATACATAATCAAGTCGTAGTCCATGTTTCCTGTATGGGCTTCATCTAAGAAAATGTAATCGACAAACTTAATTCCTCTTGGTTTCTCACACATTCTAAGAAGAAGATTCCTGAGATGTCCAGATGTACAATAAACAATCGGGGTCACTTTATTCGACTTGGAACTCAGATACTTGTTATCGTATGTCACTTCACGATCCATCGCTGTTCCAACAGCACTTCGGGGAGCCATGTTGAATTTAACGATCGAATCTGAGACTGACTTGGTTGCCATAATCGTTGGTTGAACAACGAAAACAGTCTTCCGTTTCTTGTAAAACCCAGATGGGAAAACCGTTGACTTTCCAGTCCCTGTTGGGGCCGCAAGAGCATAAATAGGCTTTCCTGATGCTGCAGAATCAACAAGAAAGTTGTCCACATCAGCTTCTGTTAGGAATCCTGTTGCCATGTTGCTTGTTTTTAAGAAGATTTGTAATACCTATCTAGATCAATCAACCAATTTATAATGGTTAGAAGTAAGGAATCGAAAGAACAAGTCTTTGAAAAATGACCTGCAGAAATAGACAGTGTTGCCGATGTCTTTGGCTGATATTTCAGTAACTTGTGATTTCCAAGGCTTGTGATGTATATCATAAAGACTTTGCTTTGAAGATTAAAAGATGGTATGTAAATGTTGCTCCAGTAAATCCAAATCGGATTGTAATGTTGAGCATGTTTGTGAAGAAATGTTAAATGGAAATGTTTGCTCTAACCCACGTGCAATCTATGGAACTAACAAAATTTCAAAAAGAATTAGAGAACTGATGGAAGCAAACGAAACCCTTAAGAATAGAATTGTTCAAAAGGCATCTGCGAAGCGATGTCTAGCAAAGCCGACATTTGCAGATGGTTGTATTAAGCAAGTAAAATGTAATTCAATATTGTGTAATATAGTTTGTTAGACTACAAGTCCATGTTCGCTCGTCAATGTAATTACGCTAATTTAGCGTAATTACTCTGGTAAACATCTTTCTCGATTTCCGCTCAATGGATCCCCAGGTGGGCATCGAATGCGAATCTCTCCTGGATCAATTTCACTCATATTCGTGTCGACGTTCACTACGTTCACGTCTCTAATATGACCATACATTTCTGCCATCTTCATAGTAATTCGATAAATGTAATCTGAAATCTTATCATCAGTGAGTTCGTTAATTATACCTGATGCTCTCGCCACAACACCTGCTGCTTTACTCAAATTAGAATTGTACTTACGGTAAATTCTCCCAATCTGTGTTAAGATTCTATTACGACTCTCTTTGTTAAGTCTTTCTATAGTCTTCGAGTCGATGGACTTGCTTGGCATATAGAATTCACCAATTATTGTTTCAACAATATCGAATGGAGCAATACAATCAAAATATGTTTCCCAAATATCATTTGGATCGATCTGATTCCATTTTTTCATTTCATTATTGTACTCGATTCCAACAAACATTACACGAATAACGATAGACTTAGTCAAGATAATAAACTTAAGTCGTGTAGACCACATTCCATACCCAGGGAGATCAAGTAAGAATCTGTATCTTCCCATCTGAGGAACAGTTATCGGTTGAGTAAAGACCTTTCCACGAATATCAGGGATATCAATTAAAAATTTTCCTGGAGGTATTAAAGTCTCATTCGGTTTCTTTGGATCGGCGATCCTCTTCCCAGTGAAGTAACTCAGATGTTCACGGATAAATGAATGAGAAAAAGCAGCACCCTTGAAGAATACTGAATTGTCTCTTCTTTGAAGAGAATTTTTGGCTTCTTCCGAGGACACAATGTAGTCCTTAATAGAATCCCAAGTCATTATTGGAGAATCTAGAATAGAAAAGCGAGAAGCAATAGTAAAAACTCCATAAGAATACTCTGGGAAAGGGATTAAGAACTTGTGACGACGCTTTCTTGAATAGACTGCCAACGGGAATTGATTTTCAAGGATTTTGTTCGAATCAGTTCCATCTGCAAAATGAGTAAAGATTTCTGTTCCCATTGGCGGAAGAGGTAGTCCATTGCGAGCAGCATAGTCAAGACTTCGAGTAATCATGTCACAAGTAATAGTCTTTCTCATTGCAGGAGTATCACCAAATGTTTCTTCTGGATTAACTTCAGAATTAGCAACAACTACCATGTATGGCTGCTCGGATAAACTTACTCCACGAAGAATGGGTGGATCATAAACAACACCACTTGCATATGGACGTGCAGCTGAAATGAGTCTAGTAGTGTCTGTTGTTACTGTGTCAGGGACTATTTTGTAAATCACAATTTCACCGCCACGATCAATGTGAATGTCTATTTCATCGTCTTTCAAAGGTTCAAGATCTGTGTTTGGTTTCATTGTGGTTGTATCTTCGAACCAAAGAGGTTTACGTTGAAGAGCAGATGTCTTACCTGCAGCTAGATCAGCAGCAATCCGAGCCGTGGTGTTGGCTGCCTGGGTGTCAATCTTTAAGAAGTATTCTGTTAGAATTCGTTTAATTATCCCATCTAATTCGGGTAGGAGTTCAGGTGAGTAAAGCATTCCTGAATATTTTTCAAGATCAGTTAGGTCAGCATATCCATATTTTTCGAAAAGTTCAAGTCTATACCGATTGTACATGCGATAACAAAGGGAAGTCTTGTTCTTCAACATGGCTCCGAATGTAATTTGGAGCGCGTTTTCGAAAGACTCGTTCGACATTTGATGTGATAGTTTCTTAACAATTCCAATAGTGATGTACTTTTGCGAGATCTCATTAGAGATTGAGCGGAATTCTGGGGATGAAATTAGTTGACTGTTCGAAAGTGCTACAAGTAAGTTAATTGGAGATTTCCAATGGAATCCAGCATATGAAAACTTCAGTGAGAAATGTTCATTCTCCCAGACCTGACCTTGTTTGACACGTCGATCAATATAATCGAACTCGTCTTGCCTAGAAGAATTAAATGAAAAGAACTTTCTTGCTTCTGACTTACTTGAAACATCTACGTCTGAAACATCTTTAGCAGCGTCAAGAAGATGAAGCCTTCGGGAAACAAAGGTGAACTTAGAATTTATCTCTTTTTCGGCTTGTAGAACTTCAGGTCCGGCCATCTCCAAATACTTAGGAAACAATGGTGCAACTCTTTTGTTCAGGAGAATCCACCGAGCTTGATCAGGGGAGACACCTGGTGGTAGTTCAAAGCCATCAAATGGATCAGCAATGGAAGGAACCCAGGACATCGCTTGTTTTACTTGACTGGATTAGGTGTTGTTAATAAGAAATTGTTAGTGACAATTTACTCTGGAATAGTGTTAGTCTGAATCAGAAAGATCTAGTGAACTATCCGAATTATAGAATAAAAATCCTTTCTGTAAACCATATTTCTTGCTAATACGTTTATGTGATCTACAATATACCGATTCATCGGATTTCTTACTAAGACATTGTCCGACAACTGTGAGAGCAAGGCACGTCATTTTTTTGCTTGAAAGAATTCAAGACGTTTGCGTTTCAATGATACAAATTGTATCATTAAAATCTGTTCATTAGAATGGATCAGAGCTTGAGATCTCGCTTAACGCGATCGATTGTCTCTGACACAGCAGTGTCCATTTCGAGGACACGAAGTTCAAGGTTGACAAGCTCAACTCCACTTTGAACGAACTTACTAAGCCAATATACATCACGGTTTTGTGCGTACATAGTCATAGCCTTTGCCAAATGATCAAGCATCGACTCATGGATTGAATCTCGGCGCTCGTTAAGCTGCTCAGTTGTGTAGACCTTGACGCTGTCAAGTACAGTTGAAATTTGTGAACTAGACTTCATTGGAGAAGACGAATGGAAACATTGTGACCATGTCTTACAACAATCGTTATTACTACTTGATCGTAGAGGAGACCTAGATCGCTTGGGACTCTTTGAAGGAGACCTAGATCGCTTGGGACTCTTTGAAGGAGACCTAGATCGCTTGGGGCTCTTCGGAATTGATGTTTGTTGTTCTCCTTCGAAATCAGAAAGTTCGCTCGGAACCTTTTGTGGCTGAATGCGTCGAACAATCTTCTTTACAATAGGCTTCCAAGAAGGTGTAGCCTCAGAAATCGTTCGCATCAAATCTGTAGAATCGGAATCAGAAGACTCCGAATCGGACTCTGTCCCTGAGCTACTGTCGCTTCCAGAACTTTCTGTGTAATCAGAATCGTCATTGCTGTCGTAAGACGAACTACTACAACTCGACGAATCACTTGACGTAAGATCTTCGATACTAGAAACTTCAGAATCGGATCCTGAAGAAACCTTGGCTTCACCTGCCTCCCTTCGGTCGGATCTGCAGATACCCTTACGAACATACTTCTTCGCGGTTGGCTTCACAGAAGTCGAAGCCGGGAAAACGAATGTTGGAATTGACGGAATAACCGTTGCGGCAGACATTGCAGGAGGAAGAACAGACTTTGGTCGGTTCATTACAGCAAGTACTGAAGCGGACACAACGTCAGAAACACCAATGTTTACAACAGAATTAGCAGATTCTGAAGAATCTCCCGAGTCCGTCGAGTCCATAGATTGAACGGATTCAATGCTAGGAACAACTACTGAAACGATTGGCGAAGGTGGGATCACAACAGGAAACGTTGGAACTTGCTTCGGTTGATGCAATTGACACTTACCATCTGAAAGAGCATAACATGAGCAAGGCTTGCCACGATTGTTACCACTTCGAATGATCGAAGAACACGTGTACAAGGGCGTCTGCGAAGCGATGCCAGGCGAAGCCAAGGGCGTCTGCGAAGCGATGCCAGGCGAAGCCAAGGGCGTCTGCGAATCTGACTGAAAGGAGGCAGGCAAGGCCAATGTGTTGCAAGGTGGAGTGACAATTGTAGTCTTTGAGACATATCGCGAAAAATTATGCTCGCTGCATTGCTCCGAATTCATAGTTGGCTTGAAACAAGGAATAAACCCGTCACCTGATCGAATTGGAGCAGAGCAAAACCCAGATTGTGTCTTAAAAACTCGTCTGTGTACTGTAATAAAACAATTCGGACAAACCTTTAATGTCCAAGAACAATCAGGAATTGTATAGAATGTATTGCCACAAGGCTTCCCATCGGAAAGAATTTGTTGGCAATTTGACCAAACCAAACTGTCTGCATATACAGACTTCTTCGCAGCGGCAATAGCAGCCTTACGAGTATTAGAACGAGGCATTTTTAAAAGTCTCACAGTACTAGTTTTGTGAATCTGTGTTTACGTTTTTCAAAAATCATTTTTGATGAAATTTTCATCAAACGATGTTTAGTCTTTTTGTCAAAAGAAGTTTGGTCTTTGGAATTGCTATCAAAGCCTTGGCTTCACTTTGTTCTATAAAGTGTTCCGGAATGTACAAACAAGGAGTACATGGTGTTGGGTAAGTTTCTTGGAACATTTTTTTAAACAAATCGACCAGAAAATATTATTCAATTGATACAATAGCTGATCTTGAAACAATCATTTCTTTGTAATCTAATTCTTTACACGAGTCTTGTTTGTTGATACAACCTAACATGATCTTCAGACTGTTTGTAAAGACGAGTCCATTTACGTTTTTCGTCTTGATTGTCTGGTTTGCAAAGACTAATAAGTCTTCCATAAATGTTAACAAGTAGTTGATGCTTGGTATAAATCTTTTGGCGTATTTCACAGTCAACTCCTTGAAAGTTTGATTTCAAAATTTGCTCTTTAATCTTGAAAGTATTGTGTCTTTGTTTAATTCGATCAAGAGTTAATTCTATTTCGTTGAGATCAAAACAGTTCTCAACTTTGAAATCGTTAGTAGTTGTTTGTGTTACAAGGGCTTCAATATCTTGTCTAAAACTTATAAACTTTAAATGATATTCTTGTTGCAATGACTTAACCATGTCTTGGACTCTACCTGATCTTATAACAAGACGATCGTATTCATCTAAACGTGAGGTTTGGACAGTTGAATGATCGCTGTTAGAAAGAACACTGTCAACGATAAGACAATGTTTAGGTGTTCCTAAACCATGGCATTCAAAACTAACATAAGATCCTGGAGATGAATCTGAGCTATCGCTAAAGAAATCGACTATTACCGTGTTTTCCTGGCGTAAAATAGGTATACTCCTCGGACGTACGACTTCTGTTGCACAAGAATCAATAGGTTGAAGCATATTTTCTGCTTTTGGTATAGCAATTTTAAGACTCAATTTCCTCAATAAGGAAATTAACGAAACACACGCAAAGGAAATTAGTGCATAGCCGGTAAGCTGATATTTACCAAATCATCAATAAGACTCTTCAGAATTCGTTTCTCAGATTGAAACTTTTTGTCAGTTACAAGATCAATGTAGTCTACAATCATAGAAACCATGATCTTAATCTTTTCTTGCTTTACATTTGCAAGTTCAACAAGATTTACAACAGGGCTGTGC